AAGCACAGGAGAACCAAGCCATGAACCTCACCCCCACCCCTGCACCCACAACCACCCTAACCCCCGCAGACGACGTGACCACGCTGGCCATGGCGCTGATGGGTGGGTTGATGCCGATCATCAACCGCATGGTGGAGCAGCGCTTTGCTGCACTTGTGGAGAACGCAGCCACGATGCGCCTGCTCGACGAGACAACCACGGACAAGATCATCGAGCTAATCAACCAGCGCATGGACGACCACGAGCGCAGCTACGACCACGAACAGTACGACGACTACGACCGCACGCTGGACCGCCTGTCGTCAGACGTAGAAGACCTTGAGCGCAACACACTCGACCGCGACGCTGTGGGGGAGATGGTGTCGGACTACCTCAACGAGAACCTGTCCGACGAGGTCAACAACCTGCTTCAGAATGCGACGGCCACTGTGGAGATCAGCGTGTGAGAAAGGCCAAGCGTGAAACTATTGCGAAACCTATTCGGCTTTACTCGTGGAGGCAACAACTTGCGGACACTTTGTCCGCATACGCACTGCCCTTCGCCTACGCAGCCGCAATCATCGTCGTCCTGCTCGACGTTTTCCTCTGGCGCGCATAGCGCCGACCATCAACCGCAACCTCAAGGAGAACCAACCATGGCTAAATTTGCACTGAACATCAACAACAACGAGATGTGGCTGACCCCCGCACAGATCGACAAACTACTCAAGGCGCTGACCGGGGCTGTTGTCGTGGAGACCGAGTGGAAGGGAAAGGACAAAGGCTTCTACGGCACCGACTGCCAGTACGACGCCAAGTTCTTGCCGTTCGAGGTTAAGCGCCACATCCCCAGCATCAAGCTCATCTCGCAGGAGACGCTCGACAAGTACCTCACGCTGCAAACCATGCGTGACAACGACACCGCCAACTAGGAGACAGCATGACCGACAAAACCTACACCTTCGACGAGCTATCCAACCAAGCCAAAGACAGAGCAATGCTCGACTGGCAGGCAAACATGGACTTCTCCCCTGACTGGGTGATCGACGACTTCAAGGAGCAGGGCGTGGAGCGTGGCTTCGACATTGACGACGTGCGCTGGTCACTGGGCTTCTCGCAAGGCGACGGCGCTGCATGGGCGGGCCTCATAAGAATCCCCGAGTTCATCGACTACCACCTCAAGGACGACCACCCGCAGCAGCCGCAGTACATGGTGCTGCGTGAGCTAGTGATTGACGGGTGGATAGATGCGACGGCATTCGCCAACTACAAAGGCTGGCGCTCGGTGCACTCCGGCATCATGGAGGTGGACGACATCGCCGTGGCGGGGTTTGACGACACGACCAAATGCAGCATCACGAAGGGGGTGTTGCAGGGTGCCGACGTGGTGACGCTGGCAAACTCGATTGACTACCTGCACATGGTGGACATGCTGCAAATCTGGATGGCCAACGAGGCGCGCAAGTACGCCGACGAATTGTCCGACCGCATCCAGTCCGAGTACGAGTACGAGACCAGCTACGACTACTTCGTAGAACTTGCCGAGGCCAACGAGTGGCGCTTCGATGAGAACGGAAAGATTGTTTAACCCCAACCAGTGAAGGAGAACCAACTATGTTCGCAGGAAAAACTTGGGTGCTGCCCAGCATCCACAACTACGCACAGGCACACGCCTACTTCGAGAAGACCAAGCTGCCCCCACGTTCGCGCAAGTGGAGCCCTTTCCAACGCCCGCTCAAAGACACAAGCTCGTACCACTACCGCATAGAAAAGAATGACAACGGCGAGTCATACGACCTCGTGCTGTACCACACAGTGATGGCGCGCTTTCACAAGCCCGACGCAGAGGGCAACGAGTTGCGTGAGTACCAAGGCGACGGCTCGCAGACCAGCAAGGGGTTCATGTGGAACGTGCTGGGCGTCGATGAACTCAACAAGGTGCGCACCAGCAGTGGCGAGGAGGTGATCATGCCCATCCGTACGCGTGCCCTTGAGCCGGGTATACCCTTCTCTGTCCAAGCATGGTTCACGCCGGGCAACGCCCTCATGGTGGCCAAGTCCCGGCACACGCGCATCTACCGCAAGGTCAGCAGCCCCGACGACAAGAAGGCACGGGCCGAGGCGCGCAAGGTGTTCGACCCGCTGTTCACGCTGGCAGCCATGCAGATACCGCAGTTCGTTGAGCGCGTGGCGTTCGACCGCTCGACGGGGGGAATCTTCCGAGGGATCAACCTGTACACGCCGCAAGTGGACACGCTGCGCGACCTGCACAACTCCCTCGTGCTAGGCATCCAGCCCGCAGATGGCGAGGTCGAGACCTTCATGGACTTGGCCGAGTCGGTGTTCGACAGCATCGCCAGCCGACGTGCGGTGGAGAAGGGCTTCTTGCAGTGGGGCAACCGCCAAGACCCCACGTACGCTGACATCGAGCCGATCACTGAGGCGCAACTGATTCAGGCGGTATGGGCCAAGGTGCAGGAGGCGCTGCGCCTGAATCGAACCAATGGGTACGTGGAGTACCCGCAATTCCCACGCCGTGAACAATTAGTTCTAAGCAATATCCACACTCAGTAACCCACAGAAAGGAGTTGTCCAACACTAGACACACAGCTATACTGACACCACAACAAGTTGCGGACACAGTGTCCGCAACATCTACAAACATTTTTTGCAACGGAGATTCAACATGTCAAAACTTCTTTCCTTTTCCCAAGTCGTCGCCCTCATCGCCGCTGTGGGCCACAAGCGCACCATCATCGTCGAGGGTGAGAACGGCATCGGCAAGACCGCGCTGTTCCACGCCCTCAAGGCGAGCCCCAAGTTCGCTGACCACATCGCTGTCGATCCGGTTGACTGCACGCAACTCTCTGATGGCTCGGTGTGGATGCCCTGTCTCGACACTGAGAACGGCGTCTCGCGTGAGCTACCCAACGAGCGCTTCGGTGTGAGCAAGCACAACCAACTCGGGGTCAACGGCAGCAAGCCGATCCTCGTGGGTCTCGATGAGATTGCCAAGGCTCCGCAGTTCATCAAGAACGTGCTGGCTCCCGTCGTCTACGAGCGTCGTGTCGGCAACTTCCACATGCCCGAGGGCAGCACTGTGGTGTGCTTTACCAACCTCGCCATCGAGGGTCTGGGCGATTCGATTCAGGCGCATCTCAGGAATCGTTTGGTTTTCGTCAAGATGCGCAAGCCCACCATGGAGGAGTGGGTCAACAACTTTGCCATCCCGCGCGGTCTCAACGCGTCGATCATCGCCTTTGCCAACAGCTACCCGCAAATCTTTGATTCGTTCCTCGACTACGAGAAGGGTGGCAAGTTCGAGGGCAAGGACTTGTCCAAGGACAACGGCATGATCTTCAACCCTCGCTCGACTGCCACGGCCTACGTCACGCCTCGCTCCCTTGTGGCAGCGTCGGACATCCTGCAAGAGGGTGACGGCGTGCTCGACGACGACACGTTGGAGTCGGCTATCGCTGGCGCTATCGGTGAGGTGGCAGCGCAGAACCTGTCCGCGTTCGTGCGCTTCGGTCGTGACATCTGCTCGTATGACCGCGTGCTCAAGGACCCTGCCACTGCGCCGCTGTCTGACAACCCCACCGCACAGCTTGTGCAGATTTTCCAGTTCGTTTCCCGCTGTGACAACCGCGAGGACGCAGAGAAGATCGTCGAGTACGTGTGGCGCATGAAGGCAGAGATTCAGTCGATCTTCTGCAACACAGTGGCGCAGTCTTCGCGCACTGCCATCTATGTGACGCTGGCTAACTTCGGCAAGATGCTGGCTGCGCACAAGATTTTCTTCAGCACCAAGTGATGCAGTTCTTTTCACCCAAGTACCCGCTGGTGGTCAATCGCAAGGGCGAGATCGTCCTGCGGGGCTCGGTGTGGAAGCGCAAGGCGTGGATCGTGCTCTCGGTCTATGGATACATCGGCATCAAGAGCAAGCGCACGGTCCTGCTGGCACGCTCGGATCACAACGACCACAACCACGACCACGCCACCATCCTAGAGAACATGGCCCACCTGTGGGCTATGCAGCATGGGGTGGGGGAGTTCGTCTTCACCCGGCGCAACGCCGACCACAAGGAGTTGTTCCACCCATCCGAGTGGGACCCCACGTCAATACCAAAGGAGAACCAACCATGAGCTTCGATAAGCTGACACCCAACCAGCGCATTCAAGCAGCCAACATCGACTGCATGCGCCACCCTCAGTTCTCGCGTCTTGCTGGCGTCATCGCCATGGGTAAGTCCGAGACCTCGCCCGCCATCCCGACGGCGTGCACCAACGGCAAGGACAAGCTGTATGGTGCCGAGTTCATCGGCGACATGACGCGCAAGCAACTGCGCTACCTCGTGCTGCACGAGAACTTCCATGTGGCGCTCAAGCACTGCGTGCTGCCCTACTACGTTGACCTGTTCAAGAAGCACGGCCAGCTATCCAACATGGCAGCGGACTATGTGGTCAACGGCATGATCGAGGAGCTTGACCCCGAGTTCAAGTTCGTCGAGCGCCCGACCAAGGTGCCGCCGCTGGTGGATGCCAAGTACGAGGGCATGTCCTTCCCGCAGGTGCTGCACGCGCTCATTCAAGACGCCAAGGAGAACCCCGAGAAGCAGCCCGGGCAGGGCGACCCGATGGACGAGCACCAGATGTCCCCCGAGGAGATGCCTGCCGACGTGCGTGAGAAGCTGGAGAAGATGATCGACGATGCCAACCGCCAAGGCGAGTTGCTCTCGCGCAAGCTGCGCGGGGACAAGGAGGGTGGCAAGGACATCTTCGGCACCATGGCCGAGCGACGCACCAACTGGAAGGACGCACTCACGGACTTCATCAACAACGTGTGCAAGGGGGATGAGAACTCGCGCTTTTGTCCTCCCAACCGCCGCATGCTTGCGTCGGGGTTCGTCATGCCGTCGCACTTCGACGAGAACGTGGGCGAGATCATCGTGGCGTGCGACACCTCTGGCTCCATGCACTGGGCCTACCCCATCGTGTTCGGCGAGATCGCCCGTGTCTGCCAGAACGCCAAGCCCGAGAAGGTTCGTGTGCTGTGGTGGGACACCAGCGTGGCGGGTGACCAAGAGTTCGAGCCCGACCAGTTCGACAAGATCGGGGACCTCATGAGCCCCAAGGGTGGCGGCGGCACTACTGTGTCGTGCGTTGCTGACTATATTGCTGAGAAGCAATACAAGCCCAAGGCAGTCATCATGCTGACCGACGGCTACATCGAGTCCGAGTATCGCTTGCCCGAGTTGCCTGTGCTCTGGGGCGTGGTGGAGAACGACGACTTCGTCCCCCAGCGTGGCAAGGTGCTGCGCATTACCGCTTGATCAACCAAAGGAGAACCAACCATGACCCGTTACAACATCGACACCTGCGCCATGCTCGCAGAATTCAACGCCAGCGTGTGGACCGCACGCAAGCTCGACAAGGGCGCAACCGAGGAAGTCGTCACGGCCAAGCGTGCCGGGGCCAAGGACGCAGCCCGCGTCAACAAGCACCTGCTGGCAGGTCGCAACGAACTGGAGGTCATCCAGTCCATGATCGGTCGTGCTCGCCAGTACGTGTACGACAACACCCTGCCGTGGTCCGACTCGGGGCTGCGCCTGCTGCCCACCATCAACTTCGAGAAGTTCGCCACCAAGATGAACGAGTTGGAGGAGGAGTTCACTGACCTCGTGAAAATCTTCGTGGCCGTCTACCCCTCGCTGATCACGGCACAGGCGATGGCGCTGGGCGATATGTTCAAGCGCGACGACTACCCCACGGCCAACGAGATCATGACCAAGTTCAGCTTCCGGGTGAACTACATGCCCGTGCCCACCGCAGGGGACTTTCGCATTGACGTGGGTAACGCAGCCATGGACGACATCAAGGCCAAGCTGCAACGCCTTGCTGACGAGCGAGTGGAGCAGGCCATGGCTGATGTGAGGAAGCGCCTCGGGGATCACTTGAAGCGCATGTCTGACCGCCTGACCACTGACTACATTGCCGGGGAAGCCAAGCCCCGCAAGTTCCACGACTCTCTCGTCGAGGGTGCGCTGGAGTTGTGCGACATGACCAAGGCGCTGAACGTCACCGGGGATGCCGACCTTGAGTCCACGCGCAGCCAGTTGGAGCAGTTGCTGTGCAATGTCACCCCCACCGAGTTGCGCAAGAACGCCGCTGTCCGTGACGATGTGAAGAAGAACGTCGATGCAATCCTCGATAAGTTCAGTTTCTGAGGGGCCGCTGACCTTCCACCTCGTACGTGTGCGGGAGCCAAGCCCTTTCGCATTTGAGAAAGATGCGCCCACGCTCTACGCACGCTTCATGATTTGGAAGACCGAGACCTTTGAAGACCCGCGCCAGTGGGACGGCCCCAAGCTCGGCATCACCGCGCGGGTTGAGGGGTCCACCAAGTCATGGCTCACTGACGGCGACAGGATCGGCCACACGCTGCAATTGGGTGAGGTGGTGGGTGTCGTCGAGGTGGACGTGCTTGCCGCCGAGGAAGGGATGGACATGGCCGAGGCTTTGAGCTTTGGCTGCAAACATCTCAACCCGGTGTTGGAGAACATGGCCGTGCTCGTGGGCATCGGCACCGGGCTGGACCTTGAGATATGCCACACGCTGCGCCCTACGCCCAACATGCTGGTCAACCTGTACGCCAAGAACCCCAAGTGGCGCAAGAAAAGCTACCCCTTCCCGACCAAATGAAAGGAGTGATATGTGAAATACGAGTCTATTGCTGCTATGCACTACCGCAGGCTGGCAGACAAGGAGGCGGGCATCAAACACTCGCCCTTGTTCAACCTCAGAGAGTGCTGCGAGGCAGCGGGGGTAACCCCGCAGTGGTACGGGCGCATGGCGCATCAGCACTCTGGAGCCCCCGCCCCCGTACTGCGCTGTGGCAAACGCAACGTCCCGCTGTATCGCAAGCACGAGATCGCTGAGTGGGTCGCCCACATTAAACAACTTACCCAGACCAAAGAGAAAGGAACGGTCATGCCTTCTTTACAAGACGCTTTGCAATCTGCGCTCGCGCAAAAAAGCGTGATGCCTCTCCCCGAGGCGACCCCGAGCGCACCCACCATCCCGGCAGACTGGGACGACGAAGGCGGCGCAGCCGTCATCACTGAAACCGCAACCACGCAACCCAAGGAGAAACCAATGAAACATCTGTTCGCCCCCACCAACAACGTGTCCCGCGAGACGTTCAACTACGTGAAGGCCAACCCCGGATGCACACGCATGGAGACCATCCGCGCGCTGGAGGCCAAGGGGTTCAACCGCACCTCGGTCAGTTCGATCCTCGCCTCGATGCTGGCGCAGGGTTTGGCAGAGGGTGACTCCACAGGCATGCGCACCATCGTCGATGAGTACCAACCGCTCAAGGCCCCCAGCGCGTTCAGGAAGCAGAAGCTGCGCGAACAAGAGGAGAAGGCCGCCCGCAGGGCACTGCGCAAGCAGATGAAAGTTGTGCGGCGCAGCAAGCCCGTGGTGGAGGAGAATGCGCCTTCGCTGGTGTTGCGCCCCGCGCCCGGCGCGTGGTCTCCGACCGATGTGCTCAACGGGTTGTCCGTCATTCAGGCCAAGGCCGTGTACGAAGAACTCCAGAAGATTTTCAACTGAAAGGAAAGCGCCATGACCAAAGAAACGCATCACCCAAGCCTGACCATGCCCAGCGTGCGCGTGACCGACATCAAGTTCAGCTATCAGCGAGGCGCTGACGTACAGGCTACGTGGCGCAGGTTTGGCTGGACACCGCCCAGCGAGAAGATGACCCCGCCCCCACCTGAGCGCGTGCCCGAGACCCACTGGGAGCCTGCCGTGCGGAGGGTGAAATGAGTACCGGGGGCCCGGCTTTTCCGTGTGAGGCGTATGACCTTGAACGGAAGGTGATGGTGAATGAAGAAGGCATGACCCTGCGCGACTACTTCGCGGCCAAGGCGATGCAGGGGCTGATCAGTAGCGCGGACTGGCGAGAGGCTGTAGCTGAGCACACCGACATGGCGGCAACGAAGTTCACTGCGTTAACTGCGTATGAAATGGCCGACGCGATGCTGAAAGCGAGGGAACAATGAACGAAGACGAAAAGCGTGCGGACTTCCTGTTCAATCTGAAGTTCTGGCTGGTCGTGGTGGCGGTGGGCCTTGTGCTCTATGAGGTGCTGGGATGAGCATCGACGCCATGAAGCAAGCGCTGGAGGCGCTGGAGTGGGCGCTGGACTTCATTCCACCCGAGAGCGAAACCGATTGCGAGTGCCCGCTGTGCAAGGCACATGACGCGCTGACTGAAGCCATTGAGCAGGCCGAGCGAGTTAAACGCGCAGAGGAAGCCTTTGCTGCGGCCAGCGAGGAAATGAAAGGCGAGCAGGCCGAGCGGCAGGAGCCGGTGTGCAAATACCCGACCTGCGGCTGCGAAAAGGTCAACTTGCACGCCATGCAAGGATGCAAAGCCGCCCCGCCCCAGCGCCAGCGCCAGCCGTCAGGTTCTTTCGTGGCGTGGAACAACATCCTGTGCAACCCTTTAGCCCCCGCAGAGAAACAAAACCTCAGCGCATGGGAAGATGGCTATGCCAGCGGCATGCGCCGCCTGCACGAGGTAGAGGGCCGCTACCACGAACTGTTGTACGCGGTCGGTAACAAGTACGAAGGCGAGTCGCGCCACCAGACAGCTTTACGCTACATCCAGCAATCTGAGGTGTGCGACAGCGCCGCAGCGAAGGAGAAAACATGAACTACACCGGAGACATCGCCCAAGCCCTGACGGATGAACTTCTGGAGGTGTGCCACAGGTATGACGAGTCGCTGCTGGTGCCGACCGTGCTAGGGTGCTTGGAGATTGTGAAGCGTCAAATTATCGACGAGCACATTCCGGAGGACGACGATGACTAACTTGGCCTTCTTCCTAGTCCTCCTGCTGCTTGCCATCTGCGTGGTGCTGATTGGTGCCCTTGGTGTCGTGTTGTGGTGGAGCGAGCGTGAATTGCATTAAGTGCGGGCGGGACACGACGGTGTTGGATACGCGAATGATCGAGACTTTCCTGCGCCGTCGGCGTCAGTGCCTGCACTGCAAGCATCGCTTCTCCACGTACGAGATCGACGATGGGATGACCAAGACCATCAAGAAGTACCTGTTCCCGCACAGCGACACGATTGCCAAGCGGGTGGCGCTGACTCGACGCAATGAGAAAATAGTTGCCCTGCTCAAGCAGGGCGTCAAGCACGCCGTCGTAGCGGCTGAGTTCGGCTTGAGCGACAACATGATCAGCACCATCGCCACCCGGGCGGGAGTCAAGTCGTACAGAAAAGTAAAGGTGTTAAAAAAATGAGTTTTGTCAGTCAGCAACTTGTTTTGCCAAAGTCGTCCAGCACCCAGCCCCAGCATCCGCTGCGACTGTGCAACAAGTGCCAGAGAGATACGCCCCCGGAGGGCGGCGTGCAGATGTCCGCAACCAAATGGTTGTGCGCCGCGTGCTGGACGCGCCGAGCAATACGAAAGCCTGCTTGATGGTCAAGCGTTTTACAAGCAAAATCTCGGAGAAGAAAAGCGTTGAGGAGCAGGTGATGGCAGGGACGTGGTGGCCCTTCGATCGTGTGGACGCGAAGCTGTTGGAGAAGATCAACCGCAAGCTCACGCAGCCGAAGAAGCCCGACCTGCCCGCTGCACCTTTCTAAGAGTCAACTGTCGGCACTAGTTGGTCCACGTGCACAAGCCTTGTAGATGCGACTGCGCGTTGGTGAGTAGGGCAAGCCGACTGCTTACTGAAGTATGTCCTACTCACTCCAAGTTACAGCGGCGGGGGGCGCTGAATCTACACATCCCCCCACTTTTAATGGAGAACCAACAATGACAGCAGAATGGAAAAAAAGCCCACTGGAACGCGCCAAGCGGCGCGAGGACTTCAAGGCGCTGCAAGCCAAGGTCAAGGAGTTGGAGAGCAAGCTGGAGAGCGCGCAGGCGGACAAGCGCTGGTTGCAAAGCCTTTACGAACAAGCCCGCGAAACAGTAAGTGAACTTCGGCCCGGGAACTACAACTACGGATTACTGCGTGCGCGGGGCGTCCTGCTGGAGGATGGCGGCGAGTTCAAGCACTTGCAGGACGAAGACCTCGACAAATTCTTGGAGCCGCAAGGGCCTAACAGGGTTATCAACAGCGGCTTCACCAGCATCGAAGTGTTCAACAGTCAAGTGCTTGTCAGCGAGCGCCTCACACTTAACATTCCCCACCAATACACATGGCAGCCACTCCCGAAGCAAAAGTAAAAAAGCAAATCCGTGCCATCCTCGATGCGCACGGCGTGTACTACGCGATGCCAATCGGCACCGGCTACGGCAACTCGGGCGTGCCTGATTTCCTGTGCTGCGTGAACGGCTGCTTCCTCGCCATCGAGGCCAAGGCGGGCAAGGGCAAGACCACGGCCTTGCAGGACGACAACATCACCCGCATCGTGGACAGCGGCGGCGTAGCCATCGTCTTGCGGGAGACCAACCTGCACGAACTCCAGCCGCTCATCAAAACGCTCAAGGAAATAAAACATGGACCCTAAACTCGCTGCCAAGTGCATGGCTGACCTGACCGAGGACGTGAAGCACATGGACGAGTCGGCGCAAGCCAGCTTCGCTTCGCTGCTGCCGCTTCTCTCCAAGCTGTACCGCCGGGACTCCACCGTCAAGGGCGTGCTGATCTTCTGCGACGCTGATAGCCAGACGATTGTTCGCATCAACGCGGACGAGTACGAGGCCAACGGCATGCTGCACACGGCCATGCCGCTACACGAAGAACTATTAAAGGCCGAAGCGCCTGACTACGGGAGATTGAATTGAGTGCACCGTTTGACCGCATCCTAGCGATTGACTTTGAGACGCGCTGGTCGAAGGCGGACTACACCCTGTCGAAGCTGACCACTGAGGAGTACATCCGTGATCCCCGATTCAAGGCATTCGGTTTCTGCGTACACGAGTTTGGAAGCGCTGACCCCATTCGATGGGTTCGAGGAGATGACATACCTGAGTACGTTTCTGGAATCGACTGGGGACGAACCGCCGTCCTTGCGCATAACGCCCAATTCGACGTTTCCATATTGGGGTGGCACTACGGGGTTGTACCAGCATTCATCTTCGACACGCTATCAATGGCGCGAGCTTTACGCGGCGTGGAGGTTGGCAATTCCCTTGCCAAACTCGCAGGAGATTTTGGTCTTCCCGAAAAAGGGCGAGCCGTACACAGTACTGATGGACTCAGTGAACTGGATCATCAGGTTGAGGGAGAACTTGCGGAGTACTGCAAGCACGATGTCTTTCTATGTGAAGAAATATTCAAGCGACTGAGCGCGGGCTACCCCAAGAGCGAGCTACGCCTGATCGACATGACGCTCAAGATGTACACCCGCCCGCTGCTGGAGCTTGACTCCGCCATGCTGGAGAACGCGCTCAAGGAAGAAAGGGAGAAACGTGAAGGACTTTTACAGAGGCTCGGCGTGGATGAAGCTGTTCTGGCGTCGAACCCGAAGTTTGCGGAGGCGCTGCGAGCGCTTGGTGTCGAGCCGCCTACGAAGGTCAGCCGGACAACTGGCAAGCGCACGCTGGCACTTGCTAAAAACGACGCCCTATTCCAAGCGCTCCTCAACGGGGACAATGAAGACGTGGCGCATCTTTGTGAGGCCCGCCTCAAAGTCAAGTCCACGACGGAAAGGACGCGCGCGCAGCGCTTCCTAGACATCTCCCGGCGCGGCAAGCTGCCCGTGCCCCTGTCCTACTACGGCGCGCTGTCCGGGCGGTGGACCGCCTCCAAGGGGAGCGCCATCAACATGCAGAACTTGAAGCGCGGCAGCTTCCTGCGCAAGGCGATCATGGCCCCCGAGGGGCACCAGTTGGTGGTGGGCGATCTGTCCCAGATCGAGCCCCGGGTGCTGGCATGGCTGGCTGACTACGACGAACTTCTTAACATCTTCAAGTCGGGGCAGGATGCTTACGCCCAGTTCGGCGCGCAGATGTTCGGCATCCCCGGCATGACCAAGGAGAGCCACCCGGACCTGCGGCAGTCGGCCAAGAGCGCGTTGCTCGGGTGCGGGTATGGCCTCGGGTGGGCGAGCTTCGCGCAGCAGCTTCTGGTGGGCTTCCTCGGGGCCCCTCCGGTGCGCTACGACAAGCCGTTTGCACAAAAGCTGGGGGTGAACCGCGAGTACGTCGAGCGCTTCCTGTCCAAGGAGGAGAACGTGCAGAAGATGCTGGACATCCCGCACACCTGCACCGACGAAGAGTTGCTCACGCACTGCGTGGCGGCCAAGCGGATCATCGACATCTACCGCGCCACGGCGTGGCCCGTGGTGGCCTTCTGGGAACTGATGGGGCAGCTTCTGTTGAAGAGCCTTGTCGGCGGCGAAGAGGTCGTGTATAAATGCCTTACCTTCAAAAAGGAGGAGATCGTATTGCCCAACGGCATGCGGCTCCTGTACCCGAACCTGCGGCAAGTCAAGGACAAAGACACCAAGCAGTTGCAGTGGGTGTACGGCGCGGACGAGACCAAGCTGTACCCGGGGAAGATCACGAACAACGTGGTGCAGGGCACGGCGCGGATCGTGATGACGGATGGGATGCTACGGGTGAACAAGAAGTACCCCATAGCAGGCACGGTGCATGACGAACTGATTGCAGTTGTGCCTGATGAAGAGGTCGCCGACGCTAAGACTTGGGTCTTGGCGCGAATGACTATGGAGCCGAGTTACATGCCGGGGATACCTCTGGCCGCTGACGGTGGCGCACACAGGCGGTACGGACTGGCTAAAGGGTGAAAATGCTGACACAAGAACGATTAAAAATCTTTTTGTACTACGACGCCGAAAACGGCCACTTCATCAACCGTGTTCGGCGCGGGTCGCGCGGCGCTCCCGGCGCAGTTTCTGGCAGCATCACAAAGAACGGTTACGTTGAAGTGCAGGTTTTAGGCAAGCGTTACTACGCGCACCGCCTTGCGTGGTTCTACGTGCACGGCATCTGGCCGCCGCAAGTTGACCATTGCAACGGTGTTCGTTCGGACAACAGGCTTGCAAATCTTCGTGCCGCCGACGCGTTATGCAACGCACAAAACCTGCCGTTGCGTAACAAAAACACCAGCGGCTTCACCGGAGCCTTTCGTATGCGCGGCAAATGGAGAGCGCAAATCAAGATCGCGGGTAAGCAACGGTTTCTCGGTGCGTTTGATACCCCGGAAGCCGCACACGAAGCGTACGTGCGGGCAAAGCGTGAGTTTCACAAATTTCAACCAACCCTAAGATAAGGAGATCAGCAATGGAGATACCAAAACAAATCAAGGTGGGGCGCACCAAGTACACCGTGCTCACGCCCATGTACGCCATCAACCGCCACCACTACGGCGGCATCAACTACGAGAGCGCCCGCATCTACGTGTCCAAACGTGAGCCCTACACTGACAAGCCCGTGTCCAAGCGCGTCATGGCGCACACCTTCTGGCACGAGTTGACCCACGCCATCCTGCACGACATGAAGCACCCGCTGGCCCCCAACGAAGAGTTTGTCGAGAAGTTCTCCAAGAGGCTCAACGATGCAATCCACAGCGCCAAGTTCTGAGTGGGACGACGACGCTGTGACATCGCTGGCAATACTGCAAGGGTGGGAAGTGGTGCGAGACGGCGCTTTCTGGCACCTTTATCGCCCATTTGATGCGTACGCGGTTGACACCTTTTACGGCGACTCCGCTGCACAAGTCCTCCAATTCCTCGCCAAAACATGAAAAAACCAGCTTGGTCACACTCCTCCCTCAAAGACTTCGAGGGCTGCCAGCGGCGGTACCACGAGGTCAAGGTGCTCAAGAACTACCCGTTCCAAGAGACCGAGGCCACGCGCTACGGCAATCAGGTCCACGAGTCGTTGGAGTTGTACGTTCGTGATGGCAAGCCGCTGCCGCCCGAGCACTCGCAGTTCAAGGAGATCGCCGACGCGCTGATCAAGAAGCCCGGGCGCAAGCTGGCCGAGCAGCAGATGGCGCTGGATGCGGACCTCAAGCCTGTCGATTGGTTTGCCCCCAACGTTTGGGTGCGCGGCATCGCCGACCTCTTGATCCTTGACGACGAGAACCTCACGGCGTGGGTGGTGGACTACAAGACGGGCAACGACAAGTACCCAGACCGAGACCAGTTGGTGCTGATGTCGATCATGGTCTTCGAGCACTACCCGCACATCCGCAAGGTCAACTCGGCGCTGATGTTCATCGTCAAGAACTCGATGGTGAAGATGCAGATGGAGCGCGACCAGAAGGATCAGGCGTGGTGGAAGTACCGCGAGCGCACGGCCCGCATCGAACAGTGCTACGAGACAGGCGTGTGGAACCCCACACAAACCCCCCTATGCAAATGGTGCCAAGTCACCGGCTGCGAGTTCAACCCGAAACATTGAAGGAGTAAGTCATGCCCTACAAGAACCCCGCTGACCGCGAAGCCTACCCCGCCTACGACCAGAAGCCCGAGGTCAAGAAACGTCGAGCCGCACGCAACAAAGCCCGAGCCATGCTGGAGCGCGAAGGCGTTGTGCACAAGGGCGACGGCAAGGACGTTGACCACAAGAAGCCGCTGTCCAAGGGCGGCACGACGACGCGCAACAACCTCAAGGCGGTGCCCGCCAGCGCCAATCGCTCGTACAAGCGCAACAAGGACCACTCGGTGAAATGAGCAACAGCTTCCACACCATCGTCACCGACACAACCGTTGCGCCGGGCGGCCCATACATCTACAACCCCAGCCATTCGGGCGGCCCCTTTGGCAACAGCGGCACCATCCACGCACCGGGCGGCGTCATCACGGATGTAGACAAAGTGTCTGAGCGCGACCTCAACAGTGACGTGTTCAACACCAAGGTGGAGACGCTCATCAACTTGTGGCTGACAAAGTTTGGCACCGAATGGGTGGACCTCACGGACATCATGGAGGACGCGTTCTACGGGCTGGTCTACAAGCGCCTTCGCTCGCTCAGCGAGTTGGAGGTGCACTACCTCACGGATAGAGCGCGGTACGTGTGCCGCATGCCGGAGTAAAACAATGAAGGAGAAAGTGATGGCAATTTTTGAAAGCAAAGACCAGAAGCGACACGCCCAGCAGTACGAAGAGCACCTTCAGTTGCTGAAGATGCAGCAAGAGATTGAGCACCAGAAGATGAAAGCGCGAGAGCAGCAAGCGCTGAACCAAATAGCGATGAACTCATCGCCGGGAATTCTCGGTGGGTACGGGCTTCAGAGGAAACAAAACCCCTTCAATCCAAACAAGCGCGAGGCATTTCAAATCCCGCTGGCGCAACTTGTGACGCTGTGGCAAGCCAAGCACGGCGACCAATGGGTGGACGGCTCACAGCCGCTGCAAGAAGGTGAAGAATTTTATGCCGACGCGTGGCTGCGGCTTGAGCAGAACGGCCTGTTTGAGCACATGAGTGGCTGGGCCCGCCTGAAAGAAAACGTGGAGAACGTCCTTGCAAATCGTTGACAACAAAGCGCTGGTGCTGCGCACGCGCAACCCCGGCAAGTATCAAGTCATCCCCAAGCACAAAGTCCTCTCCGAGGACAACGGCACTTACGAGATCGCCGTGTACTGGGGCCTCGATGAAACGCGGGTGCTGCGCAACCTCGGCGTGAAGAACGCCCCCAGCCCCATCACCAAACGCTACGACTGGCCCGGACGCTTCAAGCCCATGCAGCACCAGATCGAGACGGCCAGCTTCCTCACGCTGTACCGCCGTGCGTTCTGCTTCAATGACCCCGGCACGGGCAAGACGCTGTCGGCCCTCTGGGCAGCCGACTACCTGATGAAGCGCGGAGACGTGCGCCGGGTGCTGATCCTGTGCCCGCTGTCGATCATGCAGTCCGCGTGGATGGGCGACATCAACCAGTCGATCATTCATCGCTCCGCCGTTGTGGCCCACCATGCGCAAGCTGCACGGCGCATCGAGATGATCCAGAAGGACTACGAGATCGTCATCACCAACTACGACGGGCTGAACCTGATTGCGCAGGAGATCATCAACGACGGGCGGTTCGACCTCGTGATCGTGGACGAAGCCAACGCCTACAAGAACCCGCAGACCCGCCGCTGGAAGGCGCTGGCCTCGATCATCCGCCCCGAGACCTACCTGTGGATGATGACGGGCACCCCGGCCTCGCAGTCCCCGGTGGATGCGTACGGCTTGGCCAAGCTGGTGAACCCCGGCGGTGTTCCGAAGTTCTACACGGCGTGGCGCGACAAGGTCATGAACAAAATCAGCATGTTCAAGTGGGCCCCCAAAGCCGACGCGACGGCCACCGTTTTTACCGCACTGCAACCTGCCGTGCGCTTTACCAAGGCGCAGTGTCTGGACCTGCCCCCGGTGGTGACGGTGACCCGCGAGGTGCCGATGACCCCGCAGCAGAACAAATACTACAAACTGCTCAAGGAGCAGATGCTGGTGCGCGCGGCGGGCGAAACGATCAGCGCGGTCAATGCCGGAGTTGCCGTAAACAAGTTGCTGCAAATCTCCTGCGGCGCTGCCTACACCGACGACAAGGAGGTGGTGGAGTTCGATGCGGCCCCGCGCTTGAACGTGCTGGATGAGGTGCTAGAGGAAACGTCCCGCAAGGTCATCATCTTCGCGCTGTTTCGCTCCAGCATCGACACCATCGTGGCGCACCTTCAAAAGCAAGGCATCGGCGTGGACACAATTCACGGCGACGTGGCGGCCAACAAGCGCGGCAAGATCATCAACGACTTCCAGACCACGGACACGATCCGCGTGCTGGTGATGCAGCCCCAAGCCACGGCACACGGGATTACCCTGACTGCTGCCGACACGGTTGTGTTCTATGGCCCGCTGATGAGCGTCGAGATGTACACGCAGTGCATAGCACGCGCTGACCGCAAAGGTCAAGACTCCGACAAGGTCACGGTGGTGCACATCGAGTCGAGCCCCATCGAGAAGAAGCTGTTCAAGGCCATGAACACCAAAGTAAACGACCACGCGCTGCTCGTCGGCATGTTCGACAGCGAGATAAAAAATTTGTGAAGGAAGGAGTTGCACTGACCGAATTTTCATGTAGCATGTCAAACCCTAGACAAAACAAAACCAACGGAGAACGCAATGAGTGATGTCGATGATGAGGAGGCACCCTCCTCAAAAGAAGAGCCGACGCTGGTCGCTGTCCCCATGGACAAACTGGCCCGCGTGTATCGCAAGATGGCTGCCGAAATCCAGCGCCTGACCACCGAGTACGACTCGAAGGTCGAGGAGATCAAGCGCCAGCAGGACGCGGTCAAGAACGCACTGAAGGACCAGATGCTCGTCATGGGCGTCAACTCGGTGCGCACTGACAACGGCACTGTGGTGCTGTCTACCAAGACGCGGTACCAGACGCAGGATTGGGACTCCCTCAAGGAGTTCATCAAGAAGCACGATGCGATTGACCTGCTGGAGAAGCGCATCGCGCAGACCAACATGGCAACCTTCCTAGAAGAAAACCCCGGCGTTGTGCCCGCTGGGCTGAACTCCGTGACGGAGTATCAGATTTCTGTTCGCAAACCAACCAAGTAAGGAGAAGTGTAGAAATGAACTTCGGAGAAGCAATCGCCGCGCTCAAGAGCGGCAAGCGCGTGGCGCGCCACGGCTGGAACGGCAAGGGCATGTTCCTTGTGCTGGCTGGCGGCTACGTCGTTCCCAAAGACAAGCTGCGCCAAGACGGCCCGATCAACGCCGAGTTTCTCGAATCGCGCGGGCTGGACTCGATGGAAATTCTCCCCCACATCGACATGTGGACCGTGAACTCGGAGGGCCGCCAAGCGTACCTCCCCGGTTGGCTGGCAAGCCAGACTGACATGTTGTCCGAAGACTGGACGATCGTTTAATAAAGGAGCAAAACATGAGCAACGTAACCCTGTTCAACCCGAGCCAAGTGCCGGATTTCGTCAAGCGTCGGGGCGGCCTGTCCGATGTAGCCAAGGCCCTCGCAGGTGGCAGTGGCGGCAGCAGCAAGCGCATCTCGATCAAGGGCGGCGTGTTCCGTCTGCTGTCCGGCGGCAAGGAGATTGCCAGCATCGAGGACCGCCATCTGGACGTGGTTGTGGTCAACGCCGCGCCCACCGTGAACCGCGTGTTCTACGCCAAGAAGTTCGACGCAGGTGATGTGGGTGCGCCCGACTGCTGGTCCGCCGACGGCGTGACCCCGAGCCCGGACAGCGAGAAGAAGCAAGCGTCCAAGTGCGACGAGTGCCCGCAGAACATCGCCGGGTCTGGCAACGGAAACTCCCGCGCCTGCCGCTATCAGCAGCGTCTTGCTGTGGTGCTGGCCAACGATGTGGAAGGCGACGTGCTGCAACTGGCCCTGCCCGCAACCTCGATCTTCGGCAAGGAAGACGGTGACAAGCGCCCCCTGAAAGCCTACGCCCAGTGGCTGGCTGCCCAGAACATCGACCCGACGGACGTGATCACGCGCCTGAAGTTCGACACCTCCAGCGAGTCCCCCAAGCTGCTGTTTAAGGCCATGCGCTTCCTGACCGACGGCGAGTACGACATCTGCCAAGAAAAGGCCAAGTCCGGCGAAGCACTCAAGGCGATCACCATGACGGTGGCAAAGATGGACGGCGTGCCCAAGATCGCGGCCCCCCTTGAGGGCACTGCGCCGCGCGCCAAGGCCAAGGTGGAAGCGCCTGCCGAGGAAGAAGCTCCGCCGCCCCCGCCCAAGAAGGCCAAGGCTAAGGTCGAGGCCGAGGACGTTGACGAGCCCGTGGTGCGCAAGGAGGAGAAGAAGCCCTCCGCCGTGCCCGCTGCCAAGGCCAACCTCGCGTCCATGGTGGACGACTGGGACGACGAATAAGAAAGGTTATGGGGGACGGGCGGCTCGCCTGTGAAAACGTAAAGCAGACCTTGCCCGAAGCGGAAAACTTGCTGTTCTAGACACCGGCATGCAAGCAAGAGGGTAGTAAACCGTTTCGTCCCCCACCCACACCATGTCCTACTCAATTCAAACCGTCGAGACGGTCAAGAAGGCCCCCAAGACGCTGGGCAACCAGCTTGGGCGCTGGGCCGTGCACCTCGACTTTCCTGTGACGAAGATCGCGAAGCTGACCGGGGCGTCCCGGCAGACGGTCTACAACTGGTTCGAGGGCGGCGAAGTGTTCGTTGCCTATCGCCCCGCCGTCACTGACCTTCTAACAATTCTTCGTTCGTCGAGCACCGCCGACGACGCTTGGAGCAAAGCATGCAAGGCATTCAACCACACAACCTGACGAACCGCGAACTCCTGCGGTACATGTACATCATGGGCTTCGACAAGGTGCCCCCTGAGTGGATCAAGGAATTGGTCGAGCGCTTCGTGCGCGCGCTGGACGGCGAACATCTTGCAGACGACCTGAAATAAATAACCCGAGGATTCTGAATGACACCGCTGGATTTCTTAGCGGCGGTTCTGCCATCCCCGGGTCACGGGTACTACTGCGCGGCGGAACTAAGTAATAAAAAGGAGCACCGCTATGAGGAGAATCTTGAAGACCTGATCCCCCACATCGACGCGTGGAACGCGGCGAACTACGACATCTACTTCGCGCTGGCGACGTTTGCCGAGGAAGGTAGCCGCGAGGGCACGAACGCACGTCACATCCGGTCGATGTTCATCGACATGGACGGGTACGCCTCCAAGAAGGAAGCTGCCGCTGCGCTGGCCGAGTTCATGCAAAAGACGGGCATGGACGCGCTGGGCACGCCGTGGTTCGTTGGGTCGGGCGGGGGGCTGCACGTCTACTGGCCGCTGACCGAGACTCTGCCTGTTGCCACTTGGAAACCTGTTGCCGAGAACTTCAAGCGCCTGTGCAAGCAGGAGGGGCTGCGCATCGACATGAACGTCACGGCGGACGTGTCCCGGGTGCTGCGGGTTCCGGGCACGCGCAACCACAAGAAGAAGTACGGCACGCCCCGGGAGGTGAAGTTCCTTGGCGCTGGCGACACCTTCGAGTTCGCGGCCTTCGAGGCGTTCATCAAGGACAAGCTCAAGCCCGAGTTCGTGGCCAAGGTAGACGCTCCGCTGCAAGGTGTGCGCCCCACGCGCAAGCCGGGGACCACCCAGATCAAGCTGCTGCAAAACAGCGTGACCCTGTTCGAGCCGATTTACGACCGCACGATGGCGGGCACCGGTTGTGCACAACTTAAAGCCTACATCGACAACCCCAAGGAAGACGGCCTCGAACCCATCTGGCGCGGGCTGCTGTCGTGGACCAAGGTGTGCGAGGACGGCGACGACTGGTCGGTGTGGCTGAGCGAACTGCACCCGTATCCCGAGCAGCGCATGCGCGAGAAACTGCGCGACATCAAGGGGCCCTACCCCTGCCTGAAGATGGACAGCGAGAACCCGGGCGTGTGCTCAGGGTGCCCGCACTTCAACAAGATCACCAACCCGCTGGCGCTTGGCCGGGAAGTCAAGACCGACAACACTGAGAAACTTATTTCTGTAGCTCCGCCCGAGGATGTCGAGGCTGAGTTCGAGTACGAGGACCCGGTGGACGAGGCGCTGGAGGCAGACGAGGCGCTCCCCCATGGGGTCGTCAAGCGGCCCAGCCCTCCCCGGGGCTTCTCCTACGGCCACAACGGCGGCGTGTACGCCGAGCGCATGATCGAGGGCGAGGACGGCTCCAAGTCCAAAAAGCAGGTGCAGATTCTGGCCTACGACCTGTTCGTCGTGGACATGCTCAAGCAGGAGGAGGACTATGCCGTGCACCTCGTGGCGGTGCGTCCCGATGGCGCGAAAAACATCACGATGCCGTCCAAGTGCGTGGTGTCCAAGGAGGAGACCGTCAAGTTCCTCGCCAGCCAGAACATCATCGCCAGCTTCGGCAAGGGCAACGACGCCAACCTTTTTGATTACGTGCGGGCCTGTGTCGAGGAGGCGTCGCTGACCAAGAAGGCGGTGGACGTACCCCTGCAATGCGGCTGGCAGCCCAACGGCAGCTTCGTCTACAACTACCGGGTGTTCACCCCTGACGGGCGCGAGTTGCGGGTGCCCATGCCCGGGCTGGAGAACATCAACAAGAACACCGCGTCCAAGGGCACGCTGGAGAACTGGCGGCAGTACTGGGAGTTGATGATCCACCGGAAGATGTACACGATGCTGGCGGTGTGTCTGGACAGCTTCGGCTGCCCGCTCATGCGCTTCACCGAGTACGAGGGCTTCGTCTGGCACATCGGCTCCACCGAGTCGGGCACGGGCAAGTCGCTCACGCTGTCGGCCAAGGCCGGGGTCTGGGGCCACCCGATCCACTACCGCACGGGCAAGGGCACTTCTCCTGTTGCAATGCAGCAAAGGGCGGGCCTCCTGAACTCGATGCCGCTGCTGATCGACGAGATCACGGCCAAGGCGCGGGACAACATGGAGTGGGCCCCGGCGTTCATCTTCGATTTGACCGAGGGCCAAGGCAAGGAGCGCATGGAGTCGGGCGCGAACAAGGAGCGGGTGAACAACTCGATCTGGAAGCTCACCTGCACCATGACCTCCAACACGCACCTGACGGACTACATGTCGGGCGCGCGCAAGCACTCCTCCAACGGGGAACTGCTGCGCCTGCTGGAGTGGACGCCCAACAAGCCGCTGCAATGGACGGACGAGGAGCGCGAGGCGCTCAAGCTGATCAAGACCAACTACGGCGTGGCTGGAGAAGCGTGGGTCCGCTGGATGGTCCGCAACCAAGACGTATGCGCAGAAACCGTGCGCAGGGTGCATGCGCGCCTGAAAGACGAGATGGAGTTCACCGACGAAGAGCGCTACTGGCACACGGGCTGCACGGAGATCATCTCGGCAGCCATCCTGCTAGGTCCTAAGTACGCAAACATCCTGACGGTCCCGGTCAAAGGCGTGCTCGAAGCGCTCAAGGAACTCGTGGCTCGGGCTCGTGGCGTGATGCGGCGCAGCGTGCGCACGGCGGAGGATGTCCTGAACGCCTACACCCGCGACAACTATGGCGGCTTCGTGGTGCTGTGGAAGACCGACGGCGGGCGCAGCTTGATGAGCAGTTGGGGCGATGGCAGCACGGTGGACAAGTCGATCACCCGCACGAAGGTGCTGGGCCGCATCGAGCACAACACCCTGCAAGAAGGCTACACCGAGTACTTCATCGAGGAGCAACTGCTCAAGCAGCACTGCGTGTCCATGTCCTTCGGGTACGCGGACTTCAAGGCGCAGCTTGAGAAGATGTTCCGGGTGTCCTACGTGAAGAAGGACATGCTGTCCAAAACCAACGGCCCCACGATGCGCGTGAACGTCATGCACATCAGCCGACGCTCGGACGAGATAGATGCGAATCAACTACCCGTGGTCGCACCTCAAGCCGGGTGAGGGCTTCTTTGTGCCCGCCCTTGATACGGAGAAAGCCCGGGAACTCGGGCTACGCGCTGCGGTAGGTCAGCGGCTCCGTATCAAGGCGGTGCCTTGCATCAAGGACGGCCTCACTGGGGTCTGGTTCTATCTGCCGCCTCGCGCAAGGTCTGGGCAAGACCCGTCTTGATCCGGCGGATTTCATCCAGCTTGGCACGCTTTTCTTCGGGCGACAGGTTCGAGGCGGCAATCGCACGCTCGGCTTGGGTCAGCTTGGTCATGTTCGTCTTGAACACGTCGCCGATCTCGGCCTCCATGATCTCGTTGCCCCGACGCTGTAGCAGTTCGTTGGCTTCCGCCGTGCGCCCTTCGCCCAGCATCTTCTGGAAGCTGTTGCGCACCTTGATGTCCTCGTTGAACCGCTCGTAGACAGCGTTGGAGATGCCGCCTGCGTCGTTGGGCTGGAACGCGCCGCCCACGAGGGGGTAATCCGACAGGCGCTTGACGGCAGCCTCCGGCGACTCGGACTTCGGTGCACCCAGACTGAGCGTGTGCAGGAAGGCCAGACCCAGCGTGCCGGTATAGCCCCGCACCAAGCTCTCGAAGATGATCGGAGAAATGCCGAGGTTCTTGCCCAGCGCCTTGGAGACATCCGCCGTGTTGGCACGGAACTGCTCCTCTGGTAGCAACTCCTTCTCGCGGGCCGACAGGATGTCCCGTCCGGTGTAGAACGACTTGCCCAGCCCCGCCTCGATGGCGGGCTTGAGTGCCTGCGGCATGGGGATCGGGATCGGCACACCGCCAATAGTCGGCATGCTGGAGCCGCCGGGGATGGTCTGGAGCAGAATCTGGCGGAACGCCTTGACCGCTTCCTCGCCGCCGTTCTCCGTGGTCATCGTGTTGTACAGCGCCTCGGGAATGCCCTTGAAGATGTAGCCGATTTCAAACGGCACGGGCAGGCGAACAGGCTCGTCAAAGCCGGGAATGCGCACAAACCAGTTGCCGTACTTCTGATCGGGCGTGGCGTTCTTGTACGCCTCGTCGTCCTCCATCATGGCGGCGTAGATCAGGGAGACCGCCGCGATCATGGCCCCGCGCATCAACAGCTTCTGCTGGACTTTCAGCTTGTCGTTGAACGGCATCTGGCCCGTGAACGCCTTGTACAGCACGTTCAAGCCCTGAATCTGGGCGTTAAAGAACGGGATCAGCGAGTTGGCCATGTGCACGCTGGGCGACGCCCCGCGCTTGTTGAAGTTCATGGACTCCAGCGCCATCAGCGTGGCTTCCATCTCGGACATGCCCTGCGCGATGTAGCTGTTGTACTGGGCGCGGCGGGTCAGCGAGTCCGCCTTCATCCCCAGCGCCTCCAGCTTGCCGATGGCCGTCATGAAGCCGGGCTTGCCGGTGGCGATGTCGCGCAGAATCTTGGTGATGTCTTCGCTGGTGCCGGACATGTACTGACCGCCCGTGATGCCGCGCTCCTCCAGCGTCTTGCCCGCCGCGCCGTTGATCTGGCGGATGGCACCAAACACCGGGGTGAAGTTTGCGCCCGAGACAATCGGTGCTGCCAGCGAGTCGCGGAACAACTGCTTGGCCATGTACATGGGCGACAGCGTCACGGCCTTGCGCAGCAATTGCGCGGGCACAGCCATCAAGCGCATCAAGGCAGGCATCTGGGTGGGAATGCCCTCCATGCCCTTGACCAGCAGTTCAGCGGGTACGCCCGTGCTAAAGCGCTCTCCGCCAATCGTCACGGTCTCGGTATCCAGCACGGCGTAGCGGTCCTCACCGTCCACCTTGAACCGCACCACGTCCGGGCCGTCAGCCTTCTTCACGATCTTGGCGGCGTTGAGGTTCACCAACTCAAACACGGCGTTCTTGGTGGACAGGTTGCGCAGGCCCATGTCCATCAGCATGTTGGTGTTCTGCACGCTGGAGGTCATGAAGTCGAGGATGGCCGTGTCGCCGCCCACCAGTTCTTGCAGGTACGGCTGATCAGCAATGTTGCCAATCCGGATCGGGTTCTCGCCGCCAATGATCAGCATGGCGTTGCCGTTTTGTTCTCGATAGAACGGGATGTAGTCGTTGGTGGCCGCCAGCCGGTTAGCCAACTCCTCCGAGATCGCGCCCGTGGACGCCAAGAACTTCATGAGGTCGCGGTTGTAGGCGTTGTACTCGTTGCGGGCGTTGTCGAAGATTTCTTTCAAGCCCGGCGTGCGCTCGACCAAGTTGATCGCGTTGTCGAGCATGTCCTGCGTCACATCACCGCCGAAGTTCAGCGCGGCCAAGCCGACACGCTGCGCACGCAGCGCGGCGAGGTACATCGTGAACGTGCGGTTTACCGCCTCGGCGTTGCCTACCATCGGCTGCGCCTTGGACAAAATCTGCACCACGTTCTTGATGTTCGCGCCGTCCTTGGCTTCGATCACGTACTCCTTGCGGCCATCAGCGCGGGTCTTCTCCACGATCTGGGGCGCGCCGTTGCCAACAGCCTGCGACACGAAGTTCATGCGCTGGTCGTACATGCGCAGGTAGTACAGCATCTGGGAGCCTTTGAGGCTGTCCATGTACTTGGCCAACCGCTCAAACCCGGCGAAGCGGTCCACCAACTGCGTGGCAAAAGCCAGCCCGGTGGTGTTGGCCGTGATCTTCTCCCACATCCCCCGCTGCTTGGCCACCACCTTGTCGGTGTCCTGCCCGAAACGCTCCATCTCGGGGTTGGCGTAACGAGGCTCTTGCATGAGCAACGGCTGTACGTCGTAGTCGCTCGCGGCAACTTGTGCAAGGCTTGGCGTTTTGTAAACCTCGCGCAGAGTGAAGTTTAAAACTTCGTCGTTAAGTGCAACCGCTTCAGCAAACAGCGACTGCCCCGCCTCGCCAGGAACATTGAAGAATTTCGACAGCGCTTCCACGAAGCGAGTGAAGATGCTTTTGCGCGGCTTGTCCGACGGAATCTGCGTGAGCATCTTCTGGAACTCACGGTCCGAATAAAGTTCGGCAAGAAATTCTTTGTTGTTTTTAAGACCGTAGATGCGCTGCCTGTTTTTGCCAAGCGCCAAGGCATGGCTTCGAAAATACGCGCGGCCCGCAGGTGTCTCCAACCAATCAACTACTTTTTGCCGCAGCACGCTAACTTGCGCGTCCAACTCCGGGCTCAAGTTCAACGCATACACCGTAGCGGCGTGCGTCAATTCGTGCAACAAAGTTTTGTTTGCCTGCCCAGACCTGCTGCCGGGAGCAATCGTCAAAATTTCGTTGGTGTTCCCGGCATACACGCCCGCAGCCCGGTTGCCGTTAACGTACAGACCCTCAGTAGCTGCATAAACGCGCCCTGCAAACTCCGGAGGGGCAGCGTCAAAAACTTGCGCGAGCCGTTCGAACAACATGCGGACCATCGGAGACGTAGTTCGCTTCGCGCCGTATCGCGCAGCCTCGGCAAAAGTAAGCCCGTTGACCGGCGCAGAAGTGTCGATCTCGGTCTTAAACCTTTGGGCCAGCGCATCCGGACCTAGCGGTGTAGCAGGCTCGGTAAACTTCGCCTCCGGGCGCGTCACTCGAACAGCAACCAGCTTTTCAGGACGCCCAGCTTTTGCTACCGTAAAGTTTTCGATGCGCAACTGGTTCAGGGTGTCCAGCTTATCTTGGTAATAACCGGCGGAACCCGGCAGGCCCATTTTTTTCAGCGCAGCCATTTCACGCTCGTACAAAGCGCGGGTATTGGCAATTGCCGTCGATAGGTTGTTTGGCCCCGGGGCCTTCGTGCCCACTTCTTCCAGCACGTCGTACAGTACCGAGCCAAGCTGCTCCTCTTGATCCAGCGCGGACTTGCCGTTGTAGCGAACGCGGTCAATTGCATATGCCGACGGGCCAGACGGAAACACATCGCCGTCTTCATCCTCGCGCAGTATCCGGCGGCGCTCTTTCTTGAGTGCTTTCTCGGCCTCCTTCTCAACACGGGCCTCGGCCACTACTTCCTTCTGAGCCTTGGCTAGGTTGGCAACCTTGGCCTCCAGCGCCTTGCGCTTGGCAACAGCGGCGGTGCGGGCTGCGGTCTGACGTGCCTTGGCCTCGCTGCGCGGCGCTGCTGGGTTGGCGTCGATATAGGCGATCTGGTCCTGCACCGTCTTCAGTTCAGCGCGGGCCTTGGCCAACTCCTCCAGCGCACGGGCCGGGTACTTGCCGGTGGCAGCTTCTTCCTTGACGCGCTTCTCCTGCTGCGCGACCGACTCCTTCTTGATCTGCGTCTCGACGCGCCCGGTCTTGACGTTCTTGACCGACGCCACAGTTCGGCGCTCAGTCAGCTTAAGCGGGGGGATGCCCGCCTTCTCTTGGAAAAGTTTGATGGTCTTCTCAACCGTCGCGCGCTGTGCGGCTTCGTATTCCTCAAATGCCCGGGCTTCTTCTGCCGACATTTGCGTTTCGCGGCGGACCGGTGCGTTAGCCAGAATCTCGTACATCTTGTCGTACGCGGACTCAATCGCCTTGATGGACTCTTCCATCGCCTTTTCGTCGCCGCTTTCCATGGCCTTGGCGTGCGCCTCTTCGGCTTTGCCGATGGTCTTGCGCAGCGCAGCAACCTTGGCCTGTACCTCGGGCGCAGACGTGTCGCGGTAGACGCGGGTGACGCCTTCGACAGGCAGCTCGGCAAGTTTTTCAGCGGGGGTCTGGGGGCGCGGGGGCTTGATGTCTTGGCGCGTGGCTTCGAGACGGCGCTTAGCTCCGGCTTCCTGCTCTTGGGCCGCCTTAAGTTCCTGCTCCGCCTTGTCGATCTTGCGCTGGGCTTTGGCTCCTTCGCTGATCAGCGCGTTGTCGATCGTGTCTTTGGCGTGGTCCTCGATAACGCGAGTCTGGGTGGCCCGGGCCTTCTCCAGCGCCTTCTCCACGGACGCAACCGCCTTGGCCGCAGCAGTCTGCTGATCCAAGAACTCCCCCATGCGCTGCTTGTATGTTGCGTTGCGCGGGTAGGTCAAAGACTGCTGGACGATGTAGTCCACCAACTCGTCCACTTCGGCCTGCTTTTTCTGCGCAGCGGCCAACGCATCGTCAAGCTGCCGGACCATGGCGGCAATCCGAATGCGCACTTGAGTGCGTTGTTCGTTAATCTGCTTGGCCAGAGCAACCGCTGCTTTATTCTTCTCAGTGACGGACGATAGGCGTTCACGTGCGGCTTCAACCGGAGACTTGTTCTTGGCAATCTCCAGCTTGGTCAGCATGTCCTGCTGCTTCTTTTCTTCCTCGTCAATCTTCTTCTGGATCGTGGCGGCGCGCTTGGCTTGGAACTCGGCCTGCTTGCGCGCCTCGTCGATTTTCATCCGACGCTTCTTGACTTCCGCGCTGTCGAGGAACCGCATGAAGTTGGCGGTCGTGGCGCGGGAGACGCTGCGCTCGTCCTCGCCCGTGAACATCTCGGCCTGCCCTTGGTCGCTTTGTCCGGCGCGTGCCAGATCGGCAAGCTCGTCTTTCAGGGCCCCGCGAACCTCCAGCGGCTGGCCAGTCTCAACGCGGCGCACCTGCGCCACAGCTTCTTCGCGGGCAGCATCAGACAGCTTGCCGTACACGCGCTGGATTTCTTTGAGCGTGCGGTAGTCTTCATCGGATTTGGCGCGGTCAAACGCGGCATCAAACTGCTCATCAACCGGGCGCTCCTGCCCTTGAAACATCATGCGCAGTTCGTTGGAAACGCGAGGCTTGAGCGGGGGAGCCTTGCGGGGCTCGGGGGCCTTGATCTCGCCGACCTCGTCAATCACGTTGCGCATCTGCGCGCGCAGGGAGTTGGCCGCTGCCGTGAAGTTGTTGAACATTCGCTGCCCTGTCGGGGGCTGGCGCTGCTCCGCGCTCTTGAGGGTCAGGGTGCCACGCGTAACTGCCGGGGTCTCCTGCATGTTGAACAAGCCCGCGCCACGATTAACTAGTTCGTTCAGCACACCGTTCAGGCGGCTGACCGCCAGCAACTTCTTCTCCGTGCTCAGTTCGGGCAGCCCGGCCTGCGCACGGCGGGCGTCCATCTCGTTGAGCGCCAGCCCAACGATGGTGTCTTTCAGGCGCTCGGCAGCGTCGCGCAGGGTCTGCTTCTTGGCCTCGGCGACGTTCTGGTCACCCTCCCGCACGGTCTGCACGTAGTCGGCCAGCTTGTTGAAGGCGGCCATTTGGGACTGGGACATGCGCGTGACGCGGTTGTCCATGATGGCTTGGGCCGACAGGCGGCCCTCAACCCCGGCTTCTTTGGCAGTCTGGCCTGCCGCGATGTCGCCACCCGTGTCGGCCTCGGACTCTCCGATGGCCTTGAGTTGCTCGATGATCTCCTGCGCCCGGGGACGGTTGTCCGTGGCGCGCGCCAGTGCAAGCTGCCCACGAAGAGCGTCGGCCTTGCTGACATCCGTGGGGGCCACACCGGAAATCACCCGTCCGGGGGCCTTACCGTCGGTACGCAAAGCGGCATCGACCAGCCTGTCCACCAGCCCGGAGACCTGTCCTTCACCCACCGTGGGGGCCGGGCGCTCGCCAATTCGCCGCAGTGCAACAACTTCGGGAGCAATCTTGCGCTCGCGCTCAGCCTCTTTGACCGCCTCTTCCCGCTGGCGCTCCGCTTCGGCCAGCGCTTCCTGTTCCTGCGCCTCAATGTCGGCTGCGCCGGGCTGGAACACCCGGGCGGCGTAGGCTGCGCGGTCCTCAACCTTGGTCTTGAACGGGGCCAGCGGGATCGTGCCCTGCTCCGGCGCGGCGACTTCGCTCAGGTCGGTGACGCCCAGTTCCTTGAGTTGCGTGGCAATGCGCGCCTGTGCGGTGATGTCGCCATCTTCCTCCGCCTTGACCATGCGTTTGCGCAGTGCAGCAATCTTGCCCTCGGGCCCGGCGGCGGCCTTGTCCTGTTCTTTCTTGGCCAGTTCCGCGTCACGCAGCGCGGCTTTAATCTTTTCGTACTGCTGGTTCAGCGCCAGCTTTTCGTCCAGCGATGTGGTGCTCTGGGCCTGCGTGCGCAGGTCGTCCAGCCTGCCTTCGAGGTTGCGAATCTGGGCTGCGTAATCCACAAACTCCGCCTCGGGAGCGGGCGCAGCCGCCGAGGGCACAGCCTCCATGCCGGGCAGCGTGCCTTGGGGCTCAACAAAATAGGGCTGGGTCTGGGCGTCGGCGGTGGCCGTGCCCTCGATTTCCGCCAGCTTGGCTGCTGCCTCTGGATCGGTGCGCATGGCCTGCTGCACAGCAGCTTTGGCCGTCTTGTACGCGGAGGCGTCTCGGGTCAACTGGGCCTCAAGTTTGGCGCGCTCCTTTTTGACTTCCGCGTATTCGGCGCGCTCTAAAGGAGTGGCGTCTTTGCCGGGCTTGGGCACCGCCTTGAGTTCGGTCAGCCGCGCAGATCGGGCGTCGTAGTCTTGGACAAATGCGGCCTGCCCTTCCGGAGAAGCACGTCGTGCCTCTTCCTGAGCGCGCACTTCCTGCGCCTTCTCCAAGCGCTCGGCTTCTTGCTTGGCTGCTTCACCTCGGCGCTCCACATACCGGCCAGCAGGGGACAGCACACCGCCCAGCACTGCGCCACCAATCAGGCTGTCGATGTACTCGGCACGGGCCTGCGGGTCAGTCAGGCTCAACCCGGCCTGCATCCGCTCCAGAACTTGTTGGCCCGCTTCGGTCAGACCTTCGGCAGTCATGGCCTTGCCGGTGGCCAGCGTGTAGTCCTTGGCAATCTCTTTGACGCCCTGCTCGGCGATGCGCTTGGCTGCCGCCGGGGCAAGCTCAGTACCTGCCGCCGTGAAAATCTGCCGGATGCCGGGGATCATGCGGAAGCTGACCATGTCCAGCGCGGCTTGCGGAACCGCAGCCAGCGCGGCAGAGCCCAGTTCGGTCTCGCCCAGCTTCTTGCCTTCCTCCATCTGCCTGCGCAGGTTGGAGCCCGTGAACTGTCCGGCAGACGCAGCGCCTGCTGCGCCAAGCCCGGCAATGGTGGCCGCAGTGCCCGTCAAGGGGGTCAGCGCCACAGCGCCGCCAGCAACAACCGGAGCCGCAATGTACGGCAACGAACCGCCCAGAAGTTCGGCGGTCTTGGTCAGGGGGGCTTCGCCAAAGGTGGCGGTGGGCTTGAAGGTGCGTTGCTGATACGCCTGCTGCTCAGCGATGTACTTCTCGGCAGCCGCTTCGTCCATGATGCCGGTGCGCCCGGCCAGCGCAGCAATACCCGACTTCAGTTCGGAGTAGCCAGACTTGAGCGCAGGGGTGAAGCCAGACTGCGGCTGCTCCGCAGCTTTTTGCGGGCCAAACCCAAACGCTTCGGGGTACTGCTCGATCGCTTTGGCAAGGGCCGTTTCTCGCGACTCGCCTTTCCGGATTTCAAACAAACTACCGTTGGGGAGCGTGATGTACTGTGCCATAGCGAGTCGAATTGTGTCGGCCTGAGAAAATGCGCTGTCTGGGCCGGGCAGACAGCGCTCAGATTGTACGCAGCTTAATCCTTACGAGGCAACACGGTTCCGCCACCTTGCCCAGCAGCCGCTGCGCCTGCGCCCCCACCACCCAGCACACCTTTTGCCCGCAAGAACGCTGCCAGCGCCTTCTGCTCGTCACCCATGAGCGTCGGGTTCTCTTTAAGAAATTTAGTGTACTCATCCATGATGCTCGACTTGGAGCCGTGCATGGCTTGGTAAGTTTGCAGCAGTTTCGGATCGCTGGTGATTGCGCGCAGCACTTCAAGCTGTGGGTTGCGGTTGGCGGACGCGGCGCGGGCGTTGGCTCCGGCCTGCTCCATCTGGGCAACTCCGACACGAACCTGCATGTCCACCATTTTCATGGCGGTCTCGCGGTTGACGCCGTACATTTGCATGTTCGACTTGACCAAGTCTTCTCGGGCAGAAATGCCGGTCTGTTTGACCTCGTTACGGGCGCGGTTCAATTCGCGGGCAGACAACTCGTTGCGCTGGGCTTCAATTTCCTCCAGCCGATCGCGCGCTTCGACAATCTTGTCCTTGGCCGCTTGCAGCTTCTCCAGCCCGGCAGCGTACTGCTCGGAGCCCACCTGCACGCCTTTGCCCAGCGCCTTGCCAATACCGCCGGTGGTGGTCATCATGGCCGCGCCCGCTTGCAGCAACGCCAGCCCTTGCTGCTGACCCTTCATCTTGCCAAGCTCGCCTTCGCGAGTGTCAAGGCGCTCCTTGCGGCCTTTGTAGATATCGGCAAACTGCTTCTGAATTGCCTCCAGCCCTTTGACCTCTTCCTCCTTGGCGCGAACTTTGGCCTCGCCAATTTCTTTCAGGTCAGTGGCAAACGGGTTTTTCTCTTGACCTGCGGCGGTCAACGCATCGCGAACCATTCGGCCAACGTCCATGCCGGGAACCCCAGTGCGTGCAGGGGTGGTGCCCGCAGCGTCAACTTCGGCGCGCGCAGTCGTGGGAGCTTCCGGCCTGCGCCCGGGGCCCGGGTCACCGCCAGTGCGGGTGTAGGTGCTAGTCGTGGGTTGCACTGCCGTCATTGGGGCAGGCGTGCGCACTGGTTGGGGTGCAGTTGACGTTGCGGCTGCGGGCGTTGCCACGGGCACAGGGGCCGGGACTGTCACAGGCGCAGCCGGAATTGTCCGCCCCAAAAGCCCCGCAGGACCGCCTGTAATTTGGCGCTCAACTGCGTCAAGCGCTGTTTGTGCGGTTGCCAACTCTGCTTGAGCCGCTTGAAATCCTGCCGGGTCTTGCTGTCGCTGCCGAAGTCCGTAGGTGTAAAGTTTTTGCTGCGCGGCTTGAACACGTGCACGCGCAGCATCGGGATCGCGCACCAACCCTTCATCTGCAAACGCCACGATGCCGCCACCGGCAAACTCCATCTCGCCCACGGGAAGCTGCGCAATCCCAGTGTCTTCGGGCATCATTTGCTGCGGCGCAACAGGGGCCGGGGCCATCTCGGCAATGTCTTGGTCCACGACCGTGGGCTGCTCCATCTCGCCTTGCGCACCCTGCGCGGCTTGGCGCATCTGCTTGCGACGGTTGGACTCGGAGACCGCCAGCGCAATGATGTAGGGGTCGTTCTTGTGCATCGCAGCATACTGCTGCAAGGCTTGGTCCGGCAGCTTGGCCAGCCGGGCGGTGATCTGTTCGATGTTCATCATGGCGCGGCCCTCAAATCTTGGTCATGGCCAGTTCGGCAAGGCCCGCAGGCTTGCCTTTTTTCTTCTTCGCAGGTTTGACCTCTGCGTCCATAATGCCGCCTTCCTTGGCCCCGAGCAGACGCGACGCACCCAGCGCAGCAGTGCCCGCGCCAATCAGTTGCGAACCGAAAGTGGGCGTCGGGTTGTATAGGCTCTGCACCGAGCCCATGGGGGTGCCGCGCAGGATGTTGGACATGAACTCCAACTGCTGGTACGGGAAGCGCTGCTGGTTCTGGAAGTCCTGATACTGCTGGCTCAGGCGACCTTGCTCAAGCTGCTGTTGCTGACTGCCCAGCGCGGCTTGCTGCTGGCCCACGGCCAGACCCTGCGTGATGCCGGTACGGAACTGGTCCGCCGCGCGGTCGTATGCGGCTTGCAGACCCCTAGACTGGATGTCTTGCAGTTGGCTGCGAAGTCCGCGCTCGCGCTCGGCACGTTGAATGCCTTCACGATAGCCACCAAACGCACCTGCTTGAGTGGCCTGCGCTTGCTGCTGTTGGCCCAGCATTTGAGAAGCACGGGCAGCTTCGAGCTTTTCGCGGTCCACCACGTTCTGCATGAACGGCGACATGTAGCCGCCCACCTGCCGGGCAAAACCTTCCGGGCCCGCGTCCATCTGCGAAACACCCGTGAACGCTTGCTGTTGCAGCGGAGTAAAGCCTGCGATGCGCTCGCCTTTGTACTGCTGGTACGGATTGGCGTTGATGTCCGTGAGTGCTTCGGCCTTGCCCAGCAGCTTTTGCGCTGACGGCTTGGCCCAGTCCGGCAGGTCCGTGACTTGCGTGGTTTTCTCGGGCGGCGCGCTGCTACCGCCACCACCGCAGATGTAACGGCCATCCTCACGCTTACGCGTGACGCACTCGCCAAGAGGTTCGCCAAACGCTTCAAGCTGTTTCCGTGAGTAGCTCATACTGACTCCGTACTCAAAATTTTCGTGTACAGCTTGTCCGTGTGCTTGTAGCCCAAGTACTCAAACAGCCGCGAGTTGTCCAAATGCACCTTCGTGTGGAAGATGATGCGATGCACCCCTTCTTTGCGAAGCGCTTCTTCTGCGAACTGGAACAGCCGGATGCCCGTGCGGCCCAGTCGATGTGTCTTCTTGAGGAAATACAAATCCTCAAACGCCGTCTTGCAAGACCTGTAGTGCAGGTGGGGCTGAACAATGAAGATGGCGTAACCCACCAGTTCCTCATCGTCGCGCGCCGTCACACACTTGAGCATGCCTGCCACATGCAGCCTGCCATACGCCTCAAGGTCCGGGTCCATCGGGAAGTCCTTGGTCACGCACAACTCTTCATAGTGAGCGGGCGCGAGCACTTTGAATTCCTCGATGAAGGTCGCGGGGTCTTCGATGGCGTACTGGACCGTCATGCGGGCAGCAGCTTCTCAGAGCGGCTATCCACCGCCACCTTGTTCTTACCTACAGTCTTGCTGCGATTCTTCTGCACGCGGTCCATCATGGCGTACAGCTTGCGCGCGCCAGCTTCCGTCGAGCCGTTGCCCAACTCGGAAACAATTCTTGCAGGCACCACAAACTCACCATCGGCCAGACGGGCCGGGCGCTTGTCTGCAATCGTGGCAGGGATGTCATCGCTTACGCCATCACCGGGACCGCGCAGCAGTCGGCCACCATCGGAGTAATCGCCAAGGTGCGAGGCACCACCGCCAGACAGCGCGGCAAGGCCGCCATCCGCCATCATGTTGTAGCGCGGCCTGAAATACGCTTGCTCCGAAGAACCCGCCGAAGGCGTGTATGCCTGACGGCCCGGATCGTATTCGTACGCGTAGGGGTTGGGTCCGCCACCCGTATATCCAGCGCGCTTCTCCGGCTCTTGGAACATGACGGGCGCAGCAGCGGCAAGGCCGTAGCCTAGGTTGCCCTTGTTGAACAGCAACTCGGGTTTCTCACCAATTGCTTTGATGCCCGCGCCAAACTTGTCCATCGGCGTAGCAGTGGCCAACTTATCCATCACGGCGCGCTGCTGTGCAATTTCTAAATCGTGTGCACGGAAGGCATCAATTCCTGCTTGAGACATAGGGGGAGGCGTAACTGCCGCAGGTGGAACTACTGGTGCAGCCTGTGTTACAGCCGAAATAGGTGGTTCACCAAACGCTCCGTAGTTAGTAGTAGTCGCATTAAACGGCGCGTACTCTGCCGGAATAGGGGGTGTGGGGCCACCCACAGGAACTACTGTTTGTGCCACTTCCGGGACTACAACATTTGCGCCCGCAGCTTGCGATAGTGCGCCTGTACCAGTGCCCATCACCGAACCCATCAAGCCTGCGCCGCCGTATGCGCCCAAACCTGCCATCAGGCCCTGCTTCAAACTGCCCGTTGCAACAGTACCCAACGCGCCTGCTGCAAGACCTGCTTGCATCGCAGTCAAACCAAGACCGGCAGGGCCGAGTGCTGCACCCGCAACCATCGGAAGGATTGCGCGCAGAAAGCCTGCTTCGGGCAGACCTGTGTCGGGGTTGGTGGTCAGCGTGCCGCCATGTGCACGCGCCAGTGCTTGAAGCCCTGCAACTTCTTGCGGGGCCATGTGAACGAGGGTGGTGTCAGGGCCCCGACCCTTGCTTGCAAGGTGCTGGGCGGCAAGTTTCAGGCTCATGAGCGCCTCACGGGAAAGGGGTTAGTCGATAGTATCATGTGTACAGCGCGGAAACAAACGTCGCCGTGAGAATGACGGACGGTGAAATCGGATGCACCGGAGCGACTCCGGCGGGGTAGGTGGCGGTCACTGTATTGCCGGATTCCGACGCGTACATAAGCTGGATGTAGTCGTTGGTTTGAATCGGCAGCACGATGTTCCACGACACAATGGAAGCGCCGGGCGTGGACCCGTGTTTTGCAGGCACCGCTTGGATGCCCGCGCTGTAGGCGATGTCAGTGCCGTTTTGCCGCCACCAGAAAGTGACGTTGTCGTCCGAGGTGGTGAAGTTTAGAAGCTGCGCACTAAACTGAATGTTGTAATACCCGGCAACCTCAAACACTACCTTGCTATTGGTAACAGAATCAATAGCTACCCCGTTGCTGGCATCTGTCGTATCAAGCGGAATGGCAATAGCTGTAGTGGCAGACGCCACGCCCAGAGCCTCGGTGACGTTGGCTCCAATCGAATGCGCCACGTTGGTCGTCCCATAAACACCCCGGGTGATACCTGTAAAAGTGGTCGCCGTTTTGCCAGTGTAAGCAATTAGTTCCGATCCAATCAGCAGGTGCCCGCTGGATTCAAAGAGGCTGGTCGATACAACCTGAATGTCTGCCGTGGAGACGTTCGTCATTGCCGCCGTCAGCGTAGTGGCCCCGTCTTGATGGAAGGCCCCGTTGGGGAACTTGAGTAGCGCACCGCCCGTGTTGGTCGTGAATAGCTGTTCAAAATTGTGTAGCTGGTTAAAGTACAGGCGTAGGACGTTCGTGAATTGCTCTTGGTACTCAGGAGAAAACTGTTTTGGGGTCAACGGCAGGTTAGGCACCGCTGGAGCAATCAGCGGTCCGGTGCGAAAAAGCGGCAGCACCATTAGCGTCTCCCGTCTGGCTTGATGTCGATCCGGGGAGCGCCAAGCTGCCACTGAAGGCCCACCTGATTGCCCTCAACGCTAAACGACATTTGCCGTCCGCGAACACGGATGTACACCTGCCCGGTGAACTGCTCGATCGGCACTGTAGCGCCACGCACCACAGGCGCGCTGTCTTGGCCCCCAACGGACGGGGGCGTGTTATAGCCCGAGCCAGAGTTCTGCATCGGCAGCAGCGTCATCGTCACCTGCGGGCTGGCCGCCGTGGAGCCACGGAACGTGATGTCGGGGATCAAGCGCCAGATGAAACCAAAGTTCTGGCCATCCTGAATGTCAAACTCCGAAGACGTGATGTACGAGTCGATCGCCGCCGGAGTGCCGGAGGTGTTGTCATCAACCCCCAGTTCGTGGAACACCAAGTTGTTGGAGTACGTCGCAGCCAACGGGTACAGGTTCAGCCCCGAGTCGATCCACGCCGTGCGCCCCATCGTGCCGTAGTACCAGATGTCTTCGGCGTAGTTGTAGATGACGTAGCGGTCGATTACGTCGGAGTTAGCCGAGCAGTAAAACCACCACACCTCGTTGAAGCCCTCGTCGGTGCCTGAGAAGAACTGGTCCTGCTGAGCAAGGTTGATGTCGCCGTAGACGTACTGGCGCAAGTCACAACGCAGCGTCTGCACCCGACCGTCGTAGCGGTAGAACTTGTCCACGCCCATCCAGAACACCACGCCCGAGGCCACCGACACCGTGTTGATGCCAGCGATTGAAATGTTGTCGCCTAAAAGCTGCGCACCCCAAACGTACGGGGGCCCAAGGTATTGCAGCGAGTACACCGAGGCGTCCGTGAACACCACGATCTCCTGCCGGGTCTGCACGTAGGAGCGAATCTCCGAGCCGTGCGACAGACGCGTGCCCCCTGCTTGGTTGGTCGCCGCCGGGGTCCAGTTCACCACCGACTCCTGATCACTCCAGCGGATTAGCATCGGGTCAAGCTCGGTCTCGCCCAGCGGGTTGCAGCCAAACGCAATCACAAACCGACTCACATCCGAGACCGTCATGTTGTTGACCACTGTGGGCACATCCGACGCCCCAGCCAAACTTGCCACCGGGATGCCGCGCGGCGAAACATAGTGCGTGCCAGACTGAGCACCCGTCGTAGTAATGGCCGCGCCGCCGGGCGTTGCCGCCAAGTTGCACACGTTGCTGACCGCGTTGACCACGTAGTAGACCGTGCCCACCGTGAGGCCCGTAGGCAGCGCGCCCGTCGTCTCCAACACCACAGCCGTGCCGTCAACCAACTCAGAACTCGTGAATGTCACCACGCCCGGGGACGCGATCGTCACCGTGAACACTTCGGGAGCCGTGCCAATCTTGGCGTTCCAGTAATACAACGCGCTGCCGCGATAGCCAAAGATTAGGTCTTCGCCAAAGTTGTTCTGGTACCAAAGCCGAGCGCCCACCAGCGTGGATGTGCCAATACCCCACGGACCACTACCCCAAGGTCCTGCGCCCCAACCACTGAGCGGCGTGACAATCTCGTTGCCCACCGGCACCTCGTAGGCAGCGCGCACTGCCGTGCCACCCCCACCCACATCGTAGGCCGTAGCTGCCACCGGAGCCGTGATCGTGTAGCTGTTGGTGTTGACGACCGTGACTTCAAAGTTCGAGTTGAGCACCGCCGCCGTGATGCCTTGGTCCACCTCCAGCGAGAAGGTCCCCGAGCCTGCCGAAGAAGTGCTGATTGCCGCGCCGTCCACCACGTTGGCAAAGTTCACCGTGGTGCCAGCCACCACACGGATGTAGTAAGTCACCCCCGTGAGCAAGCCGGTCGGCAAAGACCCACCAGCGGAAACCGAGAGAAGGACGGGCGTGTTGTTAGCCAGCGCCGTGGACAGCACAAAGTCGGTTGCCGTCGAACGCGTGAAGGTCTGATAACTCAGCGCCCGAGCACCAATAAAAGACACGTAGTCGCCAGTCGAGCAGCCGTGCGCAGTGTCCGTCACAGTGATAATGGCCGAGCCAGTCGTAGCAGCAAACGGATTGCTCAAAGGCCCCGCATACTCGCGGATCGGCGTGATGTCGTTGTAGACACCGCCCTGCTCGATGTAAAACTTCTTGTTGGTGCCAACTCCAGTGAGCACCGTCGGGACGGTGATCGTGCCCCAAGTCCACAACGAACGACACACACCCTCGTAGGTGTACGGCGAAATCTGCTCCCACCCGCCGAGCTTTTCAGGCGTGCCTTGACGAAAGCGCACCTTGTCGCACGAGTACCAGCCACCTTCCGTTGTGTAGCGGGTGTTCTCGCGGTTAACGCCGGGTTTGAACAGAATTTTCTGGAGCGGCATCGAAGCCCCTTTATGCGGTCATAACCTCTTGCGCGTGCTTGATGTGCGCAATCCGGTCGTCTAGCCCGATGGTACCGCCGTTGATCTTCTTTGTCATCCCGGTGTAGTCTTTAGCATCAGCCTCTTTATTAAGCTGGCGCTTGTTCCAGTACCACCCGGCGGTCAGCGCCGCGTATTTGGGCACCAGCACGTAGTCCGGGGAATGCAGGAAGTCCATGTTCAAGGCGTCGCCTGCCAGCGTGTAGTTGTCCTTGCCGGTCAGTTGGATCAGTCCGCGCCCGTGATACAGCCAGCCGTCCCCGGTTTCCTCGGTGCCGTTGCCCATGCGCCCGCCGTAGACCTTGTTGGCGATCTTCTCAGGGTTGCGGGCGTATTGCTGAGCCACCTCCATCGTCGGGAAGCGGCTGGGCCAAGTCTTCATCAGCGCTTCGGCGGAGTAGTTCAGGTTCTCCTCCAGCTTGGTGAAGTTCATGGACTCGTGTGCACACTGCCCAATGAACGCAGCTTGGCGCTCGGGGGTGTTGATCTCGTAGCGGTGAAAGACCTCTTCTAGAGGTTCAACCCACTGGACATCGATTTTGAGTTTGGCGAGGGTGTTGGCAAGGCTCATCATTTGATTGCAGGTGCTTTAGAGAGTAGGTCAGTTTTAGCCTGAGAGCCAGCGCTAGAACCAAAATAGTAAGCAATGATCCCGGTCCATGCGGTGCCGAGGGAGCCCAGCATCATCAGGATGGCTGGATTGTTGGAGTCCACCTTGCCCAGCAGCATCATCACCAGAATGCCGAAGAACCCGACGGTGACAATCGCAGCCAGAGCCGGGGGAACGATGGAGCGGGTAGCTGCCTGCATTTCACGGGCCGACTTGCGGTCATCGACCGCCAGCTTTTCAAAGTTCAGGCCCAACTCCTGAGCCTGCTTTTGGAGTTCGATCTCGGCCAGCTTGACCTGCGCGATCTGCTCGGCGGTCAATTTGTTGTCCTTGATCAGGTCCCCGACCTTGGCCTCATCGACCCCGATGGCTTTGGAAATAGCGGAGACGGCCATACCGGCCAAGGGGCCACCCATCGCAGTGGCGATAGTGGGCGCAATCTGTTTGAGCCATTCCATTACTGTTTACTCCTTGAAAGCATGGTTGCTGCGATCTGCAAGAGAACCCGATACTGATCCACATCCGGCGGCTCTTCCTTCCAGCCCACCGTGATCTGCCCCACGAACTTACCCTGCTCCGGCGGCACACTGATGCGACACCCGTAGGTCACACCCTTTTCGATATACCACAGGCCAATCTCGGACTGGGCCGTTTTGTACTGGCCACACGGAACTTCGCTTGCCATGAGCGCCACAACATCCCGGTTATTGGCGACGTTGGCGGTGAATAGTCCGACATCCAACCCCTCATGGGTCTTGTCCCGCCCTTCCTTGGTGTACGCCCGGTACAGCACGCGGTTACCAAACATGGGGTTGACCTTGAAGATCGCCACCACCTGCGCGTCGGTGTTCTTAAAGAGGTGTGCCGCCGCATCCTCAACCCGGTCTTCGGCGATGCTGGGCAGCTTCTTTTGCTCCTTGTATGCGCCAATCAGGAAGGCTTGGTTCTGCCAGATGAAGTAGCCCACGAACGTGAAGACGGCCATCAGGATGATGGCAAACAGTTTGAAGGGCGAGTCAACGTACCCGAGAATCTTCTCGATCAGGCTGTTGGGGTTGACCTTCTCCTCGCTCACGACATGGCCTGTCTGACGATGAAGATGATGATGAAGCCAAGGATGCAGACGGTGATGGCTGCACCAACAATCTGCGCGATCAGCAGCCGCTGGGCAACAACACGTTTGCGTTCAATCTTGGCGGCGCGTTCGGCTTTCTCCCGCGCCTGCTTAATCTTCATCCGTTCTTTGAGCATCATCTCCCAAAGTTCGGGGTACCCGCCGTAGACCAACTGATGTTTGAGCGCTTCCTCCGCTTCGCGCAGGGCGTTGGCTTGCATCACGATTTCCATAGCCCTCCCGGTGTCGGACTTGCCAGACTTGGCGTTGTCGTTGGCAGCTTTCTGGACTACGTCTTTGGCATCAAAAAATTTCCCGAACTCACCGACAAGGCCGTTGATGTCCTTGCCTAATTTAATGGCCTTTTGAATGCCCGCGACCGCAGCTTGCGCGGTGGCAAATGCGGTGATGGGGTCGATCATGTTCAGCCACGAAAGAAAACCAAGAGTACGGGAAGTGTGTAGTACACCAGCAAAACAATAGCCGCTACTACACCGGCGGCCACCAAGAAGGAGACCAGCCAGTCCAACATGGTTTACTCCGGTTGCGGATCAGCAGGCAGCGGCGTGTTGCCTTCTTCCAACCACTTCAGGTACTGCTGGTAGTCGGTGTTGTCGGGGTCCATCGGGATGGTGATGGCTTGACCGACTATGCCAACCGCAACAGGGGTGCCGTCGAGTCCGTTTTGCAATTGATACTGCATGATTAAAGCTCCGCACTAAGCTGAACGAATTGAGAGGTTCCGTTCATCGTGATGGGGTTTCCCGTAGTCATCCCGCTAAAATTTCCGAACGACAAAAAGACACTTGTTGTACTTGAAGACCCCGCCGCACTGACGTTGGCAGAAGACTGGGTGTAGGCCGCTACACCGGGTAGCGTCATCGCTAATGCATTACTCACTGACGCTGTTGGTCCGGAGCGCATAGTGACTGGCAGTTGAAAAACCGCATACACCGTGGTTGAACCACCGGCAGAACCGTACACGCCAGAGTACAACTGATAATACCGCTGGCACTGGATCAACTGCCGACCGTAGTCGATTCGCTCAAACGGCGAGGCGTTGGTGCCAGCTTCAAGCTGGACGCCGGTGATGTAGAAGGTGGCTCCGTTGGTGCCGACGACAGAGGTTGCGCCTGTGGCGGAGTAGTAAGCGGTAGAACCCCACGATCCTGCCGTGCCGCTAACGGTTGAACCAGCTCCAAGACTGAAGATAAGTTCAATGCCAGACGTGTTGTCTGTCGCCCACGTTCCGCTTGTGTCTCCGGCGATGGTGACGGTCTTGTACTCAAAGGTGTTTGCCGAGCTGATGGTGTAGCTGAAGGGATAGAACCTGTTAGCCGCCGAGTTCCTGAATGCTCCGCCAAATGTTCCGGTCAGCGAAGACCGAACCCAGAAAGACAGTGTCACCGACTGAGCGCTCGCAGTACCCCATGCAAGATCAGCTATGTTGTTGCCTTCAATATTCTGACGCAGCAGAAAAATCTCGGAAGCGCCGACCGTATATGCGGACGATGATGTGACCAGGATGCTGTTCTTAAATCCTGTTGGAGCTGTTGTGCTTTGTTGCGATGTCAGCTTTGAAGTCTGCGACACCGAAAAAAACCAACGGTCAAGCGTGTACTGCCCGTTTGCAGGGGTCACACTCGCCCCAGCATTGCGCTGGTCGATCATCATCGCACCGTTGATGATGCGGTTGCGAAAGCCCATCGAGTTGGGCGGGGAGGACACGCCGGAGAAAACAGCATTGCTGCCGCCGCTGGCGTCTTGGTAGGTGTTTGCTTTTACGAGGCTCATGCTTGGGCTCCTTGCTGCACAACGGGCTGCGGATAAGGTTGGCCCGTCACAGGGTCAACACCCGGAGCGAGTTGCGTGATACTGCCTTCGATATTGCCATCCACAATTTGCTTGTAGACCCAGCGGCCGGTCATTGCGTAGTCATCGGAGCGAGCGCAGTACAGGCAGACCTCGAACGGAAAGCCTTCGTCAGGGCTAATTTCGACATCAGCGAAGTACACGCCCTCTTCGTCGCCGGACTTACGAACGTTGCGGATTGCGCCAAAGGTGATGTTTCCAATTTTTGTCATGGTGCTGGTCCTTTAGGCGGTGCGCTGAACAAGAAACCAAGGGTCGCCGCTTGTTTTCCCTCGCGACCGCCATGTACCTGCCATAACAGTTCGCCCGCCTGGGTTGTATGCAGTAAATGCGTTATCTGACGTTGCGACCCATAATGTTTGGGCTGAGTTTATGATGCTAGAAGAAGCCCCTGTGTAGTCAGCAGATAAGTAAGAGCCAACTGGATAGCTTGTGTTGTTTGCGGCAGTACCCGTGTAATAGTCCAGCGCAATCGTCCCGCTGCTGGTGATCGTGCCACCAGTTAGACCGTTACCTGCGGTGATGGAGGTAACGCCACCGGAAACCGTGCAAGTAATTGTTGGGTTGCCCCCAACACCGTTGCCGTTGGTGATGCTGATGCCCGTGCCCGCAGTAATCGTGCGCGCAACAGGAACACCCGAGGCCAGCGCTTGGATGCCATCGCCCGGCGCAATGTAGATCGTGCCGTCCGTGTCGGACAGCGTCATCGTCCGGGTGTTGTTGCTGTTGGGCGAGGCGATCGTGAAGATGCCCGTGCCCGAGGCGTTGCCTTGGATTTTTACTTGGCTCATTGTGCGGCTCCTTGGTCGGGCGCGTCAGCGGGTAAGGGCGTGTTGCCCTCGGCTAGCCACTTCAAATACGCTTGGTAGTCGGTGTTGGCTTCGTCGAAGGGGACGAAGGCGTTGTCTGCGAGGCGGATGACAAAGTCATTGCCGCTTGAAGCTCGGAAGAGTTTGTACATTTATAGCTCCGCAGAAATGGTGACGGAAGAACCCTGCCAAGAAACGCCTGTCCCAATGGTGCGACCAGAGGTGTTCACGCTGAATCGAACCAAACCGACGCTTGCGGTTTCAACCGCGCTACCGCTTCCAGTAAATGAACCAATTCCCCAGTTGTCAACGGCCAACGTTCCAGATATGGTGACGGTGGGAGTCGCACGCATGATTACGGGCAGGTTCTTGGACATGAACGCTTGGTTGTTCAAAGCGCAAAAGCCCTGAAATTCACCCGCGTATTGCTGGTAATAGCGATAGCACAAAATAGCCTCGCGTCCATAGTCCCTGCGCTCAAACGGCGTTGCCACCGAGCCAGCTTCCAGTTGGACGCCGGTGACGTAGAAGGTTGCGCCGTTGGTGCCGACTACGCTGGTTGCGCCTGTAACAGTATTGAAGTTGTTTGCTGCCCAAGCGCCTGCGGTGCCGCTGAAGGTTGAGCCACAACCAAGGCTGAAATTGAGAATAATCCCGGTGCTGTTATTCGTCAGCCAAGTGCCCGTTGTGTCACCTGCAATGGTGACGGTTTTTTGTTCCCATGTGTTTGCGGCACTGATGGCGTAAGAAAACGGATATGCGCGGTTCTCGGCATTATTCTGAAGTGCCCCGCCGAAAGTTCCTGTCAGAGAAGACCGCACCCAGAAGGAAAGCGTGACGGTCTGAGCGCCAGCCGCACCCCATCCCAAATCAGATACGTTGAAGCCTTCAATTCTCTGCCGCAGCACAAAAACGTCACCAGCACCAACAGAAACTGCAGACACAACGGTTGCGCCAAGATAGTTGGTGAACCCCGCTGGTGGAGTTACCGACCCAGCGTTCTGTTGAAAGCTAAACTTGCTTGCCTGAGTGAAGTTGAAAACCCAACGATCAACAAGATAAGACGCTTGCGAAGGCGTCACACTCGCCCCAGCATTGCGCTGGTCGATCCGCATGTCGCCGTTGATGATGCGGTTGCGAAAGCCCAGCGAGTTAACCGAGGAGATGTTGTTGCCGCCAACACTCAAAGTCGTTAGCGCGGAGTTGCCCGCCGAAGCGTCGATGCTCGGCGTCGTAATCCCGGTAGAGCCGTTAAGCGTAATAGGCATTTCAATTCCTTCCTTAGACCACAGTCCACACCGCGCCGGACGACACCGTCACCGTCACACCGCTGTCCACCGTGATGGGGCCAAACGTGCCCGCGTTCTTAGTGCCGGGGATGGTGTAGTCGTTGGTCACCGTCTGGTCGTTTTCAAAAAATACTTCGTTGGCACCGCCACCGGTAGCGCCACCGCCACCGCCAGCCACCTTGACGAAATCGCCCACGTTCGAGTCCCACGCAGCCAGCACCGAGCCGCCAGCAGGCAGAGCAATACCGGTCGTTGGAGAGCCGGGTCCGCCCTTGAGCGTCAGTACGCTGTCGCTGTTGTTGATGACGACGTAGGTCTTGCTGGACTTGGGAGCGTAAACAACCCGAGCAGTTCCCGGCGTGCCGGTAGCAATCAGAATGGCCGTGCGAGCTTCGTTCTGCGCACCGCCAGCAGTAGTAGACAGCGTCCAGTCACCAGCAGTCACGCTGGCCGTGGAGGTGGTGGCAATCGAATCTTCGATCAGTTGGGTCAACTGGTTGTTGACCGTGCCGCCCCAAGTATTGGTTAACTCCCCGGTGACGGGCTGCACGAATCCAAGCAGCGAGGTGTATGCGGATGGCATTTAAGGCTCCTTCGTGTCGATATTGCGCCAGCCAGCGTCAGCCGAGGTTGAAACATTTTGCCACGAGGACGGCCCCGTGTCATCAATAACGGTCCATCCAGCGCTCTGGGTATCGACGATCAATTCCCATTTCAGGCGGGCCATGATCTGGTCCGCCGCGTTTACGTTTTCTTGGATCAGGGCAGCAAAGGCCACGATGACCGCAAACGCATCTTCTGCCGTAGCCGACTCATCGACCGAGACCGGGAACGTAGCTGCCGCAGAAATAGCATCCGTGCCCGCAGCCGATTCCGCGACCTGCACGCCAATGATTAACTGCGATGCCTCGGCGTCAGCACCTGTGGCAGTCTCGCTCACATCCGCGAAGAACACAAAGCTGGAGACAACCGTGTCCTCACCCGTGGCGCTCTCGGCAATCTGCGCGGAGTAAGTCGGCAGCGATGAAACCGTGTCGGTTCCTGCGGCGCTATCATTAAAACTAACTGCAAAGTTTGCAGCCGCCGCGTTGGTCTCGGACCCCTGCGCGGACTCACTGACTGCCACCGGGAACGTCGCTGCTGCCGACACCGAGTCAGTGCCGCTGGCACCCTCGTCCACCACCCCGAACACAGCGTGTTGGGTGAACATGAAGTCCACGCCTTCGGCAGTCTCGGAAATCTGCGAGGTGAGCACCGCCCCAGCCAGAACAGCATCGCTACCCGTGGCAGTCTCGGAAACGCTGACGGCGTAGTTCGGAACGGAAGAAACCGTGTCCGTGCTCGTGGTTGTTTCGTTGATGCCCCCCAAGAAGGTCGCCAACGCCGACACAGTGTCGGTGCCTACCGCCGACTCATCAATCACCCCACCAAACGTGGCAGCGGAGGCAACCGCGTCAGAACCTGTCGCAGTCTCGGAGACCGCCGTACCAAAAGTGATACGTGCAGCAGTCGCGTCCGAACCTGTGGCTGACTCACTGACCGAGGCAGGAACGGACAAGTTGGCAACCTGCACATCCTGCGCCGTGGCGCTCTCGATAACCGCAGCCGTGAACACGTTCCCCGCCAGCGCGGAGAAGGCGGTTGTGGAGAACGCGTAGAAGCCAAACATCAGACGACCGTCCAGACGGAACCGGAAGGCACCGTCACCGACACCCCAGCAGAAATCGTGACCGGACCGCCGCTGATTGCGTTATGCCCATCGTTGATGGTGGACGACTGCGTGATCGTGGCCTCGTTCTCGATGTACCCCATGCCACCAATCACGGCGCGCACAGCGGGGTAATCGCAGAACACGTCCTTGGTGCCAGCGGAGAAGTTGACGAGCGAGCCGGAGTTGCTGGAGGCCAGCACGGTGTTGCGGGCAAGCGTAGTACCCGAAGCCGTGTACGTGCCGATGCCCACCTCCCATTCGGAAGTGCCCTGCCCAGCAATCGTGTAGTACGTGGTGTTTCCGTTGCCGATAGCCGCGAAGGTTTGAAACCCCGTGACGGCTCCCGCCAGCGTCACCGTACCGGTGCCGGTCGTTGTCGTGGTCTCGCGGACCCGGTCCGCAAGGACGAAGGCCATATCAGGCCCCCGTCAGTTGGTCTTCGTCGAACCAGCGTTGTTGCGTGACCCCGTTGGCATCCGTCCACTCCACGAGGTACTGGATGATGCCGCTGTCGTCCATGCGCAGAGCCAGCACGGGGCCTTGCGGCACCACGGTGGTCAGCTTTACAACGTCGCCCTTCTTGAACGCGGTGGCCATGTTGGCTCCTTATGCAGCGTCGAGGCTGAAGGTGTAGGTCACAGTCAGCGTGTCACCGTTGACCACCGAGCGATCGCCGGGGGACTGGAAGTCCGAGGCGGAGAACAGGATGCCGCTCGTGCCGCCCTTGGTGTTGTCGCTGGTCAAGAACGCGCCGCCGACGGTGGTCGTGCCGTTGATGCTGAACGTGGCCGGAGAGGCGCTGTTGGTGATCACGGATGGATCGGCGGTGGTAGCCGCAGCAAAAGTGGCAGCGGGGCGGGTGGACTGACTGTACGCCGTGACCTCCGTCCAGCCAGCGTGCGAGGCCATCGTGTCGCCAGCCGCCGGGTTGTTGGTGGAGCCGGAGCCGTACAGGCCGATGTACCAAGCAGCGGTGTAGCCGCTGCCAGTGAAGTACTTGTCGTTCATGTCCTTGAGGCCGACGTTGACCACGAGGTTGTGCTTCTCGGCAGACCACTTCAGGTTGCCTTCGCTGTCGTGGCACTGGACGGTGAACACGCCACCCGCTTTGACTTTTTCGTTGAACATGGTCGCTCCTTATGCGATTCTGATGATTGCCGAAGTGTTGGTGGCAGCGGGGAACTGCACCGTGAAAGTTGTCGTCGAAGTCTTGTCCGCGCCAAAGTCCAGCACGCAAACTGCGCCATCGGTCCCGGGCTTGTAGATCAACGCACCGCGCGCCGTGAACGCCCCTGACCACGACACGTTTGAAAACGAGATGTATGCGGTGGTGCCGCCAAGCACGGGTGTCGTGCTCACAGTCAGCGCCTCGCCGCCAGCGGTATAGCCCGCCGCAACAACCTCACCCGCAGTGGTGTACTCGGTGGTGTCCACGCCCAACGACGCAGCGTTGGTGTACAGCGCGATGTAGAAGGTGTCCGAATCGAAGTCGAAGTCGCCCTTCATCAAGCCGAGCTTGAAGACACTGCAAGTGGCGTTGCCGGTAAAAGCCATCAGGCAACCCCGTTATTCTGCGGCAGCGGCGCAAGTCGCGCCTGCCCACTGCGGTACGCATCACTGCGCTCCAGACCGTCACCCAGACGCTTAGCCATATTCAGCGCTTCGGCATACCGCTGCGCATACAGCGCCATCATGTCGGTCTCACCCTTCATGTAGGTGTACGCCTCGACCATCGAGCCATACAGCAGCACCGAGTCGAAGTTGTCGCCAAGCCAAGTCTGGCCGTCTGCTGCCACCGTGATGGACTCAGGGTAGAAGAAGTAGTGAAGCTCAACCGAGTACTGTGTGTCCGGCGTCGGGCCCAGAATGAAAGACAACTCGTCCGTCAGCACCGGGTTCGCACCGCCCGTAGTCGTCGGGCCAAACAGCGCGTAGTACTTGGGGATGCCCGTGCTGGCCGGGCTCGGGTAAGCCTGCCGAATGAAGTTCACGTCCTTGTTGAGCAAGTACTCGTAGTTGCCCGTGCCGTCGATCACGGCCATCGAATACACCGACAGGAAGTCGGTGGGGGCAGACAAGTATTTGTTGGAGGCCGTGGTGGTGCCCGTCACGTTTTTGCGCAACGACGGGAACTGCACCGAGTTGTAGATGCGCTGCTCGGCCTGCTTGATGAACGTGTTGATGATCGACGGGGTGGTCCCGTAATCAAACGTGTTCTCAGTGTAGTCCTGAATTGCAGTGACCAACTCGGCGTAGTTCATTCAGTACCTCAAGCCATCGGGCCGCGTGCAGTCACACCACGAACCGCCGCGCCAGTGCCACGAATCTTGATGCCAGAGGTTTTGGTCTCCGGATACGGATTCGTGCGCTCATTGGCGACGGACACGTTCTTGCTCAGCGCTTCTTTGACCGGCATGGTGCCCGCAGGCTCCAGCGGCTTGTACGTGGGGTTGCGATAGGTGGCCATGTCAGGCTCCCTTGCGACCGGGGCTGCGCTGGTTCATGACCTTGGCCATGTTGCGCCCGTACTTGAGCATGTCGCTGTTGGTCTTGCCACCAGCGCGCAGTTTGGTCGGGGCTTTGCCCGGGTGCATATTCTTCTCGTGCTTGCGCACTGCGGTTTTAGCGTCCATGTTCGACTCCTTATGTCGTGACTACCTCGACTGTACCAATTTGCACGGTGGAAACCAAGTCGTTTGGAGTAAGGGCGGCATCGAAGAACGACGCGCCCCCCACTGGGTTCCACCCCCACTGAATCACGCGGCTACCACCGGTGGTGAAACCGTCCGGGCCCGTGCCCGCGATTCGGTACGTGCTGTCCGGACGCGGGTTGCGCAGCGCCTGCGGGTCGTCCACCGGATACATGCCCAACTGCAACTGCGGCTGGTCGGGGTCCCAGCACGTGGGGCAAACCAAAAGTTGGTACCTTTTAGTTTTAATAATCTCGGTCTTCAACTCCGTCAGCTTATAGCGCTGCCCGCACCGATCGCACATCGCGATGGCGTTTTTGCCGGAGGCGAACCGATTGGCCATTAGGTGCCGCTACCCAAGTACTGGCGGCGCGGCACAAAGCGCACGGCAGCCTTTTCCCGGTCCTCGGTGGCGGCGATCTCCCACGCCTCGTCGTACTGGGCCTTGAGGGACTGCATGCGGTCCATGGCTCCCGGCACCTTCATCGACAAGTAGTAGGCCAGTCCCGCCACCATGCAGGGGAGGAACCGGAACGGCATGTCCATCGTGTTGGTGCCGTTGCCCGCGTCCTGAATACGGCGCAGCCGCCAGTAGACCAACTGATAGGTCTGGCTGCTGTCCGGCACCGGCCACACAGTAAAGCGCGGGGTGTTCAGGCGCTCGATCCAAATCTGGATGGGGCGACCTTGCTGGAGCTTGTTCGGGATCGTGGCGTAGGTAGAAACACTGATCCGCGTGATGGTCAGGTCAGCCTGCGTTGCCACATTGCCCGCACCGGTGCGAATCACGTGCTCCAGCAAGTCCACCGTGTCAGTAGGCAGGTTGTAGGTGGCGGTGCCCGGAGTCAGGGTCTGGGTGCCCTGCTCGAACGTCCACATGTTCACGCCCCGGTTGGCCCAGTCGGCAAACAGCAGGTTCAAAGACCGCCGAGCGGTCTTGAGGTCATAGCCCGTGCGAAGCTCCGAACCGCAGCGCTCGAACGCTTCCTCCACGATCTCCGCAAGATCGAGGTTAAATGTTGCGGTGCCAGAAGTGGCCATTATCGAAACCTCGCTGTCTTCTTGGCGACTGTCTTGGGCTGGGCCACGAACTGCTTGCCCGCTGCTTTGCCCGCCCGTTTGGCACGGGTTGTGGCCGCGTACTCCGCCGGGCTGAGCGCCTTGATGGCGTTCTCGGGCAGGTATCGCTCACCCGTCTTGGATGACGGCTTACCGGACTTAGTCCGCCATTTTTGGGCGGTCCAGTCTTTGAGCGACTGTTGCGGAGCCTTCACTTGTAGCCCCCACCCTTGGCCTTGTACTGCTTGGCCAGAAGCTGCGCTTTGCGCGCCGACCACTGCCCTGCGGCGGTGCCCTGCGTAGCGGACGCCTTGATCTTCTCAAACAGCGACTTGCGCATGCCCGGCTTGGTGTAGTTGCCAGCCGCATTCACCTTGGACGTGCTACCGCCCTCGGCGTACTGTGTGAAGTCGGTGTCGTCGCGACGAGCTTTTTTCACACCCTTGGGCATCTTGCTCGGAGCGATCGCGCCCATTCCTCGGCTGGCCATCATGGTTACACCATCCTTCCGCGAGTCTTGCCGCGCTGCGCGCAGCCATCCGCCGCCTTGACGTATCCACCCGCCGCCATCTTCTTAGGCTCAGCGCTGAACATCTTGGACGCCATGTCCATCGACTTGGTGCTGTGGCCAAGTGACGGCTTTGCAGGCTCCGTCAGCATGTCCTCATACATCTTCTTGGCGGACTTCATGGTGGCCATGGTTACACCATTCGGCCCTTGGTCTTACCGCGCTGTGCGCAACCATCGGCACGTTTAGAGGCCGTCATGCCGCCACTCTTAAAAGTCGGCGCGCGCTCATCTTCTGCCGATTCGGCCAGCAAATCCGTTGCGGACGGACCGCCTTGACCACCACGTCCAGCGCCACCACCGATACCACCGCGCCCAACATAACCACGAGACGTGGCACGAGGGCCGCGCATAGCGTCGCTGTCACGCGGAACGTAGTTTTCGGATTTGGCTCGCTCACCCGCGCGCGAGGAGGAGTCGCGAGGGACGTACACACCGGCTTTAGGCGAAGACGCGTCGCTATCACTCGCCATCTTGGTGTTGTATTTTTTGCCACCAAACTCGAATTCTTTAAGGCCGGACTTGCGGGCCTCGGCGAATGCTTTACCAAAAGCGGAAGTTGCCATGTTTTTACTCCTAGATCAGCAGGCTTTGCCGCCGCGCTTCATGACGACCATCTTGCCCTTGGTCTTGCCCTTGGACGCGATGCCATCTTTGCTGGGGGCAGCGGTGCGCACAGCGCCCATCTTGGCCATGCCGCCGCCAGCCATCTTCTTCATGCCCTTCATCTCGCCCATCTCATGCTTGATCATGGATGCGGGAGCGCCTTTCTTTTTCATGAAGGACACTTCTTTTTTAACCATCGCCTTGGACTCTTTCATATCGCCACCTTCTTTAAACTTGCGGCCCTTGTCCGCGTTGAGGAAATCTTGTCCCACGCTCGACGGGACCCCCGCCTTCTTGGCAAACGCGGGGTTCTTGGCCACCGCAGCCATGAAGTTGTGCTGCTTCTTACTGACGCTCGGCATCGTCTGCTTTCTTGCGCCGAATGATTTCAGCAAACGGTTTGCCCGCAACCATCTCGGCGATCCGCATGCCTGTCCAAATAATTGTGAACAGCGCAGCGACAGAAGGCAGCAACTGCACGAGAGTGCCGATAGCGGTAACAACCGACAGGCCGTCGCCAACCTGTTTTGCAAGCTCAACGTTTTCCTGCTTCATGTCAACAATTCCATTTTTCTAGATACGCCGCAAGTTGTCGAGCCCGCACGGCGCTGTCATTCACGTTGCCCGCCGCAAGGTTGCAACGCCCGCACAACAAATCCCGCACTTCGTTTGTTGTGTGGTTGTGGTCAACGCAAGCGCGGTCGGTGGACCGCCCTTCCATTTTAAAAGCCGCCCCGCAACAAGCACACTTGCCGCCTTGCGCCAACAGTTTTTCTGCAAATTGCGCCGCAGTAATCCCGTACTTTGCCGGAAGGTTGTATTTTCTAGTGTGCGTCCGCATGCACGGTTTGCAGGCGTAATTCAGCCCGGAAGCCTGATTTCTGTTTTTGCTGAACGCGGACGGCAGTTTCCACTCCCGGCACTTGCTGCACCGGTAGCGGCCCTGTTCGTCGGGGGCTTTGGCTACACGCCCCCAATCACGTTTCAAACTCAACATTTCCACGCCCTCAACGATTTGTTAATCCGGGAGTTTGGGTCTTTCGCGGTCTTGGCCGAGGTGAGCTTCTTCTTCATACCACTCATCCTCGCGCAAAAGGAGTCGCGCCGTTTGCCGCCCTCGGGTTGCGGAGGTTTTAGGTTCATCCCTTGGGCCTTCGCAGAGGCGCGCCCCTTGGCGTTCAGACCACCCTTCTCGGATTTGCCTTCCTTGCGTTGCCATGCGGGTGTTTTAGCCATAGTACAAAGTCACCGCAGCAGCGCTGCCGGTGTCGCAGTAAACGCCGTTGTCGGCGCGAATGCCTTCGCCGGGGATCACCACCGTGTGGCACCCAGCCGCAGTCACACCCAGCTTGAGCAAAACATTGCCCGAAGCTGCGGACGCGTTGTCATAAAAGATGATGGGGTTAGCACCACCCGTCGTGACCGAGATGTACGCGCCCTTGATCCGCACCGGGTACGTGACCATCGCTGCGTCAGCCTCGGTGTACGCGGCTTTTACGTCGTATTGCATGGCCATGTCGGCCTCCTATTAGGCCGGGGTGATGGTCGTGGTGCCGTCAGCAGCGTCGATCCAAGTGCTGGCAGCCAGTGCGCCTTGAGCCACGTAGAAAGTCTTGGTCGTGGTGTTGTACAGCGTGGTGCCCAGAGCCTTGCCAGACGTATTCACAGCGTTGGCGATTGCGCCCAGAGCCGCAGAAGTCGTGGTGGTGGAAGTCACGGTGCCGGTGACGTTGCCGGTGACGTTGCCGGTGACGTTGCCGGTGACGTTGCCGGTGATTGCGCCTTCGAAGCCGTTGTCAGACTTAACCGGGCCGGAGAAAGTGGTGCGTGCCATTTAGACCTCACATGCGAGTTGGGGCGTGCTGTCTGCATGTCGTCAGGCCGGGACCTGTCAGCAACGCCGGATGACCCCGGGTTTGAGGCAATATAACCCAAAAGAAAAAGGGGCACAAGGCCCCTTTTTCACAGCCTTCCTGAATATCAGGTCGAACCGGCAGAACCCCACATGCCGAGGGGATCGGACCAGCCGAAGCTGTAACGCTCGCGAGCCTTGTAACGGACGTTGCCGGTGTCAAAGTCGCCGTCCATCGAGGTGGACAGAGCCACACGCTCGAAGTGCTTCAGGCCGTTGGGAACGTCAGTGGTCAGGAACCAAGCGTTCGGGTCGGTCAAGAAGTGGTTCACGGTGTAGCCACCGGAGATGGTGCCCATCTGCTTGATGGCGTTGATGTCGTTGTCAGCGGTAGCGACACGCAGTTCGGTGTCCAGCAGACGCTTGGACTGGAACATCAGGGCCGGGGGAACCACCAGCTTGACCGGCTTGGCAGCGATCAGCAGACCACGTTCGTCGGTCCACGCAGCGATTTGAATCGTGGCGTTTTCCAGCGAGGTCTCGTTCAGATCGACACCAGTGGTCGGGCTGTTGTAGTTCTGGCCGCCGCCAACCAGCGGGTGGCCAACGCGGGTGCCCGAAGAGTTCACGCCGAACAGGGAGACGCCGTCGCCACCGAGGTAGCTCTGGCTGAAACCGTTGTTCAGGACCGACGCGGCCTTGACCTGCTTGGTGTAGGCCATGGCGCGAGCCAGAGCCTTGGTGTAGCGGGCCGACAGGCTGTCGTACAGGTTGTCTTCGACCGCTTCCTCGGTGATCGAGAAGCCCAGAGCGATGGTCTCGTGGGTGTAGCGGGCGGTGAACGCTTCCTGCGCGTTGTCGTAGGCGATCGCGGAGCCTTCGTTCTTGACCGGGGCAGCGCCGAAGCCGGAGAGCTTGGTCTCCTCTTCGAAGCTACGCTCGGACTTCTCGGTCTCGTAGATTTCCTTGTGCTCTTCGCCGTAACGGGCGTATTCCATACCGAACAGCGCATTCAGGCCGGGCAGGAGTTCTTTGAGTAGCTGTGCACGAGAGATAGCCATTTTGTATTACTCCTTACAGGCCAACAGCGTTGCTGTAGCTGTGATAGCCGGGGTTGAACTTCACCAGAATGTCGGTGTAAGCGTCACCCACGGTGGAGGTGGTGCTTTCGACAAAACCAACGATGCGGAAAGCAGCGGTGGTGGTGATGGCGGTGGCGTTCACAGCGGTGTTGCTGTTGCCGGTCTGGGTCGAACCCGTGCTGGTGCTCTGGGCAGCGTTCAGGTAGACGTTGTTACCCAGCTCGGTCTGGGAAATCGTACCAGCAGCCTGCACTTGGAACACGGTGCGGTCGTCGTCGATCACCATCGCTTGAACCACGCCGGTCGTGTTGGCCGGGTAGTACTGCGAGAAGATCAGTTGACCTTGGGCGTTGTAGTAGGAGCAACCCACAAACACGCCCACAGCGCCGGTCAGAGTGCCGTTGCCGGGGAACGAGTTGGTCGTGCCGTCAGCGCCGGTACCGGTCACCAGTTGCAGATAGCCGTCCGAACCAACAAAAACAATGGAGCCATTGAAGATGTTGTTGGCGTAGCCAGCGGGGTTGATGAGGAACGTGCGGGTGCTACCGGCGTACGGTAGGCCGCCCAGTTCATTTACGGCTCGAAAGCCGTAGGGAGAAGCGGTGGAAGCCATTTAATACTCCTGAGTTACTTTGAACCAGAACCAAACCCGCTTCCGCGACTGGCCGACGACTTGCGGTCGGCGAACAGCGGCATACGCGGGTCATTGTTTCGCATAAAGTTGTTGTCCACGGATTCCATCTGGGCCCGGTTCTGGGCGGCGTAATACTCGTCACGCGCTTGCGCACGCTCCCGAGGCATCTTGCAAAGCATCAGGCCGCCGATTTCGACGTTCCCGGTCTTCGCATTGCCTTCCAGCATCAGTTCCGGATGATCCACGGCCTTCACCGGCTCCCAGCCTTCACGCATCTTGTTGGACACGTTGACGTTCTGGGCCTCACCAAGGACGTGCGTCGCAATCCAGCGGTACACGTACCCCGGCTCGGGGGTCGGATCAGGCAGTGCACTTGGCGGTTGATAGACCGCGCGTGCAGATTTTTCGCGCGACGCGAGGTCGCGAGGGGTCCGGGCATTCACTTCAGCCATTCGATTTCTCCAGTTTTGCTACTTGAGCAGCGTATTGCTGCGGGGTCAGTCCAAATTTCTTTGCCAGAGCGATCTGGGTCGGAGTCAGTTGGATTTTCTTTGCACCCGTCGAGCGACTCGCCGGGGCAACAACCGTCGTAGGCTTTCTGGAGCCATCGCCGGATTTCGGCTGGGACTTAGGCTCCCCGAAAACTTCGGGAAACTTATCCTTTATGCGAGAGTCGATTCTCTCGAAGTACTCATCCGAGCGGGGGTCAACCCCCGATGTCACTAGTTTTTGGTGCAGCCCCAGTGCGAAGCTGGTTAATTCCTCGTATCCCGGAGCACCGAACCACTGGTTTTTTGCCTGCCAGTTCAGGGTTTTTTGGTCCAGTTCGGGAGCCGGGTCCGAATTTTGAGGAGTTTTTACCTCAACGGTTTCTTCTTGTAAAGGGGCAGGCTTAAAAGATTTTGCGCTCTGCACCTTGAACTTGGCCTCCATCAGCGCCTCTTGGGCCGCGATGATGGCTTCCGTGTCAAACGATTCCGTGGCCGCCTTGAGTGCAGCCTTGGCCTTATCGACTTCGTTCTCGGCCACCTGCACCTGCGAAGCAACGTATTGCTCGGTGCCGGTCTGCACGTACTGCTTTAGTTTCTTGTTTTCCTCGACCATCAACTGGGCGATGCGTTCAAGCTCCTGTTTCTCCCGCAGCAGCGCTTCCTTGGCGCGGCGCTCGTCATGCCGCGCGTGCGTCAGTTCCTTGATGCGCTTTTTCACGCCCTCGGAGTAGCCGTCGATTTCTTCCTCGGTGGGGTCGTTGACCTCACGCTCCAGCGGCTTGCGCCCACGGTCTTGGGGAGGGGTGTCATCAACAATCTCGATTTCAACGTCATCGCCATCGGCGCTGACTCCAACCTTGACCTCGTTGCTCTCCTCCCCGCTGTCGTCGCCAGCGGCGACGATGTTCTTGTCGTCGGCTTCTTGCTCGTCAGGGAATTTGTATCCGGACATTTCTACTCCTTCAGGCGCGCGTCAGGCCGCGCGGGTCTTCTACAACGGCATCGACTTGGTCGTCGTTCAGGAGCCTGAATTCCTTGCCGAAAATCTTGAACCTCGTACCGGAATAAGTCCGAACGAGAACGAAGTCGCCTTCCTTGCACCATGCGCCGGAAGGAAACTTGGCAGTGTCTTTGTATGCGTCGGGGCCCACCTTGAGCACGAACAGCACCGTCGTCGCGTGCTCCTCTTGCTTCATGAACTGGTCGGCTTTGATGATCTCGGAGTTCTCAAACGTCTGAGAAACGTCCGGCACAACGCACAGAATTTTCCAACCCGTGGGCTCGGGCAGCGACTTGGCTTTCTCCTCGGCGGGAGCAGCTTCGTTTTGCGTGTCTTGGGGTTGGATGGCTTGGGGCAGCGAAATGCCCGGGGGCAGGATCAGACCTGATTCACTCATCGGATTGCTCAACTTTCTCTGCAAGGTCAAGTAAATGGCGCTCTGCGACGGCGAGACCTTGAATCACACCGCAGAGTTTTTGATATTCATCGAAAGAGCGGCACGAACCCCCCGCCAAGTCATCGGCGTAGTTGTTCATGTCGGTGCGTATCTTCTCGCGCAGTACGCGTGCGAAGTCTTGGATCATTGGTTGCGTCTACCTCCGGGTTGTTGTGCTCTCGCACGGGATTGCGCGGCTTGCGCCTTGCTCTTGGCGATGTCGATGCCCATGCGGACACCGTCTCGTTCTTGGTCGGCTTCGAGCTTGTCAGCCTTGTAGGCTGCGTCGATCTGGAGTTGCTTTTCCTTGAGCGCCAATTCGTCTGCCTTGGCGGCGGCATCTGCTGCGACCTTCTTGTCCTTGATCGCCACTTCTTGGGCGCGGATTTGAAGTTCTTGCTGCTGCATCTGCAAGACCGGGTCCTGCGCCTGCTGCTGTGCTTGCTGCTGGGCGGCTGCTGCTTGGTTCTGCTGGAGGACCTGCTGCGCGGCCTGCGCCATCATCTGCGAGAGGGCCAACTCCATCTGCGGAGGCAGCTTCTCGTCCTGCGGCGGCAGGGGCATGCCCAACTGCTGCTCGATCTTCTGGCGATAGCCAAAGCCCACGTGCTCGGCGATGTGCGCCATCATGGCTGCTTGAATCTGCCCCGCGCGGGGGTTCTGCCCGATCAACTGCATCACGATCGGGTCCTGCATGGCCGACATGTGCACCCGGATGTGCGACTCGTGGTCCTGATACTGGAACGCCTTGAGCGGCTCGCCCTTGAGCACGTTCATGTTCTCGGTGACCGGGTCCTTCGGTTTCTGATCCTCGGGCAGCGGCACGAGCTTATCGGCATTTTTGATCCCAAGTACTTCGAGCATGCCCCTGTGCAGTTGCGGCAGGTTGTAGATGTCCGGCGCGGTCTGGGAAAGCTGAATGACGGCTTGGTACTGCACCAGCCGCTGGCTCATGGTCGCCGCGTTGGGGTCCGAGACCGGGATCACCTCGACGATGTCGTAGTCCGACTTCTTGACGCGGCGCATGTCGCCGTCGTCCTTGTCCGCGTCGGGCTCGTAGCTGTACTCGTCGTCCGTGTAGTCACGGATGATGCCTTTGAGAAGCTGAAGCTCTTGCTTGAGCGCGTAGTGCACCCGCGCTTGGACGGCGGTGAGGACTTTGAGTTGCCGCTCCAGCAGGGCCAACGTCGTGCCCACCGGTGCCTGCGCGGACATGTCCGCCACCTTCACGTCTGCCGTGGCTGCGAACCGGCGACCTTCCTCCACCACGGTGTTCAGCAGGTTGTACAGCGTGGCGCTGGGCTCCTTGTACGGGAGCGGCAGGATGTTGTCGCGCAGCGCGCCAGAGCCGATGTCCACGTCGCGGAACTCACCCGGGGCGATCGGGGTGTCGTCGCCTTTGATCCGCAGACCACGGGACTTGAGGCCCCCGGGCAGGTTGCTCAGGGTGCCTGCGTCAATGAGTTGCCTCATTAAAGAGGTTGCGGAGTTTGCAAAGCCGCCGATCAGATGGAACAGGCCAAAGCCGTAGGCACCGAAGCCGGGGATGTATTGGTAGTGGACGAAGTGCTGGCGCTTCAAGTGCAGTTCGTCGTCTTCCTTCCAGTTCCTGCGGATGGCCAGCACGGTGTTCGTGCCACGGATGAACGTCACCACGTACGGCAGCGCAATGCCTGCGGGCTCGCCGTCTTCATCGCGGATGCACAGCGGGTCTTCTTTCAGGCACAGGTCTACGTGCGACTCGATCAGCGTGAACCGATCGTCGTTAAGGTCGGCGAACCCCGTTTCTTTGTCCTTGGCTTGGTTGATCGCGTCGATGTGCTTGTCGGGCGTGCCAATGTCGCAGTCGCGATAGAAGCCTGCCGCTTGCAGCTTCTTGATGTCGTTCTCGGTTTTGCGCATCACGTGCGATACGCGGTAGCACGTCATGATGTCCGACGTGCCATATGGCAGCAGGATGTCCTCTGCCGGGATAAACATCGACACCTGACGGCCAAGGTTCGGATCGAAATACACCTTCTTGAACGCGCTGCCGGTGGCAGGCAGCGACCACAGCATCCGCTCGTGCTCCGGGCGGAACTCCTGCATCTTCTCGGTCAACTGGTAGTTCATGTCCTCTTGGACGCGCACTGCCACTTCTTGCTTGGCCGGGGTCTGCTTGCCCACGATCTTGGTCTTGACCGGGCCCTGCGCAGGGAACGTTTCAGTAATCGTTTCACTCTGGAACTTCACCACCGCCTCGGTGAGCATCGGATGGAACACGCCCGACGCGCCGTCCCACGGCTCCGTGCGCTCCTCAATTTGCAGCCCCAGCAGTTTCAACCCCGTGACATACGCCTTCTCCCACTCCTTGCGTGAGTTCTTGTCGTTGTCGATGTCACTGGCCAAATCACTGGCCATCGTCTGGATCGCGCCTTCGTCTAGGAACTCGGCAAGGTTGGCGTCAAAGTCTTCGACGGAGGGCGCTTTTTTCTCGATGTCGATCTCCAAATCGCCTGCCTCGATGTGCACTGCCTCCGGGTCCACGATCTCGATTTCAATCGGTTCGATGCCTTCGGCATCGTCGGCTAGGCCAACGGGGGATTGAAACAGTGCCTTGTCGATGTTGGTAGCCATCTTGTGTCCTTAGTAATAAGCCGCGCGTCGCCGCTGGAAAAAGCGGTCTTCCTGCTCGTCGGTATCCAGACTGATGAACCCGCCTTGGCGGTAACGCAGCAGGGCCTGCGTTGTCGTGTCCACAAAGTCGTCGTGCTCGCCAACAGGAAAAGACGCCACTTCCTCAATCACTTCACGCGCCCAGCGCGTGTCCGGTGCCCACACTTTCCCAGACGTGAAGAGGTCTGCGACTGCATTAAGCCGCACCATTTTGTCATTTCCCCGGCTCGGTGAAAACTCCTGCACCGGGATGCCCATCGCCCGAAGCTCTTGGATCAGCGGCGCGCCAGCGGCCTTCTTCTCCACGATGAACGCGTCGGGGTCCCATTCCTTGTAGTGCTTGTGCGCCGTTTCCTTCAACTCCGGGAACGCCATGCGCGCCTTGAAAGCATCCAAAAGGATTACCTGCGGGCTGTTGCCCTCTTCCTCGTTGTACCAGACGCCCCACGTTGTACAGGCGCTGTAGTCGGAGTTGTTCTTGGTCTCGAAGGCCGTGTCCCATGACTGGATCACGTAGTCGCAAGGCGGCGGGTCCTCACCCTCCCAGATGCGCCAGTGCTTCCTGCTGACGATCGCGCTGTTGTCGCTCGTGGGCTGCTGCATGTACTGGGCGTTCCAGTACTTGGGGTCCAAGCTGGCCTTTGTGGCTTTCAGGCTGGTCAGCGGCCACTGCTCGGGCCACAAGCTCTTCTCGTTCTCGGTGCCTTCGTTCAGGATTGCCGGGAGTTCGACGATCTCCCACGGGATGCTCTCGGGGTTCTTGATCTGGTAGTCGATCAGCTTGCCTGTGAGGTCGAGGAGCGACCAGCGCGTCATGATGATAATGATCGCGCCCCCCGGCATCAGGCGCTGCAAGGGGCCTGTCTGGAACCACGACCACGCGGTGTCGAACGCAAGGCGGCTGTTTGTTTTAACGTCTTGTTCTGAATGGGGGTCGTCAATGACAAATAGGTCAGCGCCACGACCAGCAAGAGCACCGCCTACACCGGCGGCGTAGTATTGACCCCCAACGCTGGTACTCCACTTGCCAGCAGCTTTTTGATCGTCTGCGACGACGGTGGCGGGGAAGATTTCACGGTACTCCTCCGTATCCAGCAGGTTTCGGATGCGCCGACCGAAGTCCTCGGACAGGCCCGCCGTGTGCGTGCCCATGATGATCTTCTTTTGGGGGTACTTGCCGAGGAAATACGCCGGGAACAAGTAGGAGGAGAACTCGGACTTGCCCATACGCGGCGCGATGTTGATGATCACGCGCTTTTTCTTGCCCTCGATCACGTCCGTGAAGATTTTGGCCAGCTTCTTGTGGTGTGGCCCGATCTTGAACCCGGGGTAGACCGACGTGGCAAAGCCCAGCATGTTGTCTTGGGCCGCCGCAAGGCGGGCGCGCTTCTCGCGCTCCTCCAAGTCCTGAAGAAGCTCAGCCTTCTCCGCCGCACTCATGTGCGGGAGCGCCTTTTGGAGGGCTTCAAGCTCCAGTTTGGTCAGGCTGGTCAGGGTTTTCACCTATATCCGTCACGTTTTCGTCGATTTCTGCGCCAGATTCGCCCGACGTGTCTAATTTTTCGGGTTCCGTATACACATCGACCACGTCGATGACGCCCATGAACTTGCCCAGCTTCTCCTTGATGCGCGCATCGAGTTCGGCGTCGCTGGCGGGGGCGGTTTTGACCTGAATCTGCTCGGTGAACAGGCCCACCTCGGTGACCTTGCCCAGCAGTTGGAGCGCTTTCAAGCGGATGTTGGGGTTGGTGTTGGTCGTTTCCTCAACGATCTTGGCCACCGTGTAGCCGCGAAGCTCCTTGGCCTGCTCGATGAACTCCCAGTCGTAGGCGGTAAGCATGCCCGTGATGTGGCGCACGGCCTCGGGGGTCTTCAAGGTGGCGATGGCCGCCTTTTGCTCCAGCGTGTCCGTCTGGGTGGTCAGGGCACCAAACGCTTTTCTGGCGTGAGCCTTCTCGATCTGGGCGTCCACCTCTTCGTCTGGAGGCGCGCCGATTTCTTCCAGCCAGTCGGACGTGGCGATCTTGGCCGACAGCAAATCCTGCACGCTGGCGTCATCCAGCGCTGTCATGGGCCCGGGCGGTGATACTTCCGGATTAAAGTGCACCAAGTGTTCCAGCATTTTGCGTAGGTAGGCGCAGGGCCTTGTAACCTCGTTGCCCGAAATGTACACTGCTTCCCGACGGCTGCGCAAGCGGTTGTCATTGCTATCTCCATTGCTTCGCCCCCGGTGTAACAGCCGGGGGCTTTTTTGTGTCTGGCGTTTGACACAGGTTTTCTGGATTTTTTGAAAAATTTTGGAGCGGGGGCCAAATTCTGGATTTACCACCCCTCCCCAAAAGTGTTACTGCTGGGCTGTTGTACAAAAGGATTACAAAGTATTGGGTGTCGATGTGGAACAGTGTTCATGTCACGTCGCCACGCCCCGCTCATATACGGGGGCCCACCCCATGGTGGGGTCTGCAACTGGCTGTAAAGGGTTCTCCAAAACGTCTCAGTGCTACAATAGAGGCATCGGTTCAGGGGTCTGCACCGATCTGTCGCCCGGCCAGTTCGCTGGGCTTTTCTTTTGGAGATTCAACTCATGTCTACCTTCAACAAAGCCGCCGTCTTCGCTGTCTTCGCTGCTGCGGACAAATCGTCCGCGAGTTTCGCCGAGCAGTTGCTCGCCCTCGGGGTTGGGGACAGGGCCACCGCTCGGCCACTTGCTATGGAGTGGGCCAGCAAGAAGTACGGGGTGACGATCGTGCAGGGCCAGCGTGGTGACACCCTGCCGCGTGACAGCGCGGCAGAGAAGGCCATGAATCGTGTGCTGCAAGTTTGCTTCCCCAAAGCCGACGCGCCCGCCAAGCTGCCCAAGATCAACGCAGCCCGCGCAGCCGATCCCGTGGAGAAGTTGCTCGCTGCGTACGCCAAGCTCACGGCGGGGCAGAAGCGCAGCTTCAAGGCCAAGCTCGCCTAGTTCCTGGCAACGTCTTGCGGACAACTTGTCCGCGAGTTTTTTCGTGGCGGCGCACGGGGGAGCCCGGGCCGCTGTTTCTTTTCCTGTCCAACCTAGGAGTTCCAACCATGAAATCCCTCCCGTTCACCCTTCGCATCCACAACGCCGGTCTCGATCAGGAGTTCTTCGCCCGAACCGAGTACGACGCCTACACCCTGTTCAACGCCCTGACCGCAGCCTACCGCCGCGTAGAACTGTGGCGCGGCGAAACCCAGATCGCCCTGTACGACAACCACTGAAAGGACTAACCCATGAAACACATCTCCGCTGGCGCTTGCCTGTTCCTCCTCCTGTTCTTCACCTGCGTTGCCATCATCATCAAGTAAGGAGCCCCCATGTCCAAGACCAACCGCTACGCCATCCACAAGTCAATCAAGCCCGCCTCACTGGCAAGGCTCGCAGAGTTACGCGAGGACTACGTCCGCATCGCTGCCGACCGAGCCAACAAGCAGCGCATCCTCGAAGAGGCCCGGGCCCGGGACAACGAGTGGCTCGACTACGTCCAGTCCGTGCGCCCCTTGAAGCAAGGCAAGCTGTTCAGGTAGGCACAAGGCAACTGGCGGACACCATGTCCGCCAGTTCTCCACAACAAGTTGCACAGCCTTTTGTCCGGCGCATACCCACTAATTCGGAAGCGAAGCGTAGGCCCGCAACCCGCGCCAATGCTAGCGTTGTCCACTTTCGACACACATATATATACATTTACAGAATTACTTATATATATAGAAAGGGGAGTAAATATATGAGTGAGTCCATATTCTTGTGGGTTGACTCGTTTCCTTTCTCCCCGTACTCCCGGTGTTAATTGTGTGCCAAAACCCCCTTTATTGGTGTCGAATGCCCCGAACCCCTGCATTCATGCGGCTTCCAAGCCCACCCCTCACTTCCGAATTAGTGGACATCACGTGGACACTAGTGGACAATCGGGCGTGTATTTCACTCACCAACCCTATAGGAGCACCGAATGACAGGACAGAAGCTGACCTACCCCGAGTTCAAGCCCCGCCCGTGGGCACTCGCCATGCCGTGGTCGTTGACACGAATAGAAGCCGAACTTCGCAAGGGCCTCACTGGCAGCAGCGACACGCCACGCTACCGCTCATTCAAAGACACCATCGACGCGGTGCATCTGCTGGCCCATCGTGGCGTGGACGAGTTCCGAGGCGACAAGGTTCACAAGCTCTTGGTGAAGGCCGCGCAGACCCACGGCTGGTACGCACCGGAAGGCAAGCGCCGACCTCTGCCCAAGGTCTTCAAAGACGGGCACCGCGTGTGTGCCAAGTGCTACGAAGAGAAGCTCGAAGAGGTCTTCAAGGCCAAGCCCACGCTCGCCCAGAAACGACGCAACGGGTGGGCCGACGACACCTCACAACTCATCATCCACAAGCTGTGCGACGCCTGCCGACTCTCCAACGCGCGGCGCGCCAAGCGCAAGGCGGCCAAACGGGAAGCGCCCACGCTGATCGGGGCCTATCGTGCGTCCATCACCAACGGGCTGGAGACTGTGGCCAAGGTGTTCAAGAAGCACACGGCGTTCGTGACCCCGCCGCCGGAGAATTTCACAGTCCACAACTTCCGCGCCCCCGAGGATCAGGACTACTACTCCGAGCGCAAAGCCTTGCTGCGCCTCGCTCGCCAGCGCCTTGACCAATATATCGAGGACGGCACGCTGCGCGAGCGCATCCCTGCCGAGCCGCAAGGACTGTGGTTTGAACTGCTCACGCAGGACGAGAAGGACAACCTCGCCCGGATGCACCGGGCCGGGTCGTGGATGCAGGGGGGATACCGCTCGCGCATGCCCCTGCTATGGGAGAAGTCCCCCCACAAGAATGCCAGCACAGCCAAGCCCTTGACTGAAATAAAAGCCGACCAGTCAGTCGAGATGACGAAGGAAGAAAAGGGAACGGTCATGCTTCCTTCTTCCCGCCAAACCAGTTCAGCCGACGACGACTGGTCAAACTTTTAACCCGAACTCGCGGACAACCTGTCCGCAAGCCGCCGCCGGGACGGACTCCCGGCAAACCACTAGGAGACCAACCATGAACGACAACGTCACCATCACCACCAACCCCGCCGAGATCGCAGCGCTGATCGAAGCAG